CAATCTCAGGACGAATATAATAGAAATTTGTTTATGCTGGCTGAGTATTATAATGCAAAGATTGGATTTGAGAATGACCGAGGTGAAGTTATTGCATATGCAAAACGATTTAGAAAGATGCATCTATTGCAAGAAGAATTCGAGATGCTGGACAAACGTGACCTAAGAAGTAAGACAGTAAAACGTCAATACGGTATGCACATGACTGAGCAACGTAAAGCTCAAGGTGAGTTGTATATCAGAGACTGGTTAGTAAGTGGTAGAGGAGCAACTGAGGATGGAGATATTACACTAAACATGCATAAAATTTATGACCCAGCATTGCTATTAGAGCTTATCAAATTTAACAGGACAGGCAACTTTGACCGAGCTATGGCACTCATGATCGGAATGTATCATACTAGAGAACTTTACAACAAAGAACTTAAGTTTGATGACAACGATAATTCTACTAACGATTGGTTTGATAGAAATTATCAATAAAGTGACATATTTATAATAAGTTATAGAAAAAAGCTGTAATTTAGCTTGTCTGATTTTTCGAACCTAATTTTGTATTAATGTACGGACAAGCCCATATCCCAAAACAAAGAGTTCCACTCAATCAAAAAGATGAGAAGTGGAGAAAAGATTGTGTTGATGCATTCATTAATTTATCAAAGTTTGGTATTAGTGAACGTCGCAGTTACCTAAAGTCTTTATACGACTATTACAATGGTGTGATCGATGAAGAAGATTACAACTATGTACTTAAGCCATATGGAAAAACAAGAAAGAACTTTCCATCAAAGCTTCGTAACTACCCAATCATCAAACCAATCATTGACCTTTTATTAGGGGAAAAATCTAAACGTCCGTTAGACTTTACAGTTACAGTACAAAATGGAGATGCAGTTAGCATAAAAGAAGAGGTATTAAAAATAATGCTTCTTACTAATGTAAAGAATAAGTTTTTACAAGAACTTGCAAAACAACAAGGAGCAGAAATACCTGAGGGACAGGACATTCAACTTCCAAAGCAAATTCTAGATGAATTCAATAGATCTTATGTAGATCAAAGAGCAGTAAAAGGGCAAGCTGCTTTAACTTACATTATGTACTTCAATGAAATTTATGATAAGTTTCAAAAGCAATGGTTCCACTTCTTAATTTCTGGGGAGTGCTACTCACACAAAGGAGTACGTCGCAACGAGCCATTCTATGAAGTAATCAACCCACTAGATGTCGACTTCGATAAAGACCCAGACATTGACTTTGTAGAAGATGCAGACTGGGCAATCATTAGAAAGTTTTCACATGCATCAACAATAGTAGATGCTTATGGAGAATATCTAACTGAACAACAGATACTAGAATTAGAAAACCCAACACATACTACAGCTCAAGCATATTTACTTTACCGTGCAGAAGCCGGTGGAGCTGATGACAATATCTATAGAAATAGATTAATTGAAGTTGTAAATGTATATTGGAAATCTCGTAAGAGAATAGGATTTGTACAATACCAAGATCCAAATACTGGAAACCAAGAGATGTTTGATGTAGAAGAAACATTCAAACTTCCCCCTGAGTTAAAAGAGCTTGGAGCAAAAATAACTTATGAATGGGTTAACGAAGTGTGGGAGGGAACTAAAATTGATGGTAGATTCTACATCAATATCCGTCCACATGCCAATCAACGTAATAGTTTAGATAACCCATCTATTTGTAAACTTCCAATTAATGGAAGAAAGTATTCTGATATTAACTCCCAAAACGTTTCTTTGGTAACATTGGGTATCCCATATCAGTTGAACTACAATATCTATAAGTACCGTCTTGAGTTAGCAATAGCTAGATCTAAAGACATCGTTGCTCAATTCGATATTAACATGATCCCAAAGAACTGGGACATGGATAAGTTCATGTACTATGTAGAAGGTACAGGTATTGCTTGGGTTGATTACAATAAAGAAGGTGTACAACTTTCTCCTCAACACCAATCTGTATTGGATATGTCTATTAAGACTATCTCTCAATACTTAACCCTACTTGAATCTATCATGGTAGAATGGGAGAAACTAAGTGGTGTGACTAGACAACGTCAAGGACAAATGGGAACCTATGAGGGTAAATCTACATCACAACAGTCGATTATTCAATCTTCTCATATTACTGAAGATATCTTTAGAAAGTTCAACCACTTTGAACAACGAGAGTTACAAGGCCTTTTGGATTATTCAAAAGAAGCATGGCTTAATGGTAAGAAGGCAATGTATGTAATGCCTGATGGTACATTAGGTGAACTTGATGTGGATCCGTTGACTCATATGGAAAGTGAGTATGGAATCTTTGTTTCAGATGCTGGTAAAGATATGGAGAGAAAACAAAAGATAGAAGGATTAGCACAAGCAGCTGTGCAGAATGGAATGCCTATGAGTGCAGTTGCAGCAATCTTTGAAAGTGATAGTTTCTCTCAAATTAAAGATAAAATTATCCAAGCTGAAAAAGCTGCAGAACAATTGAAGCAAGCTCAAGATCAAGCTATGCAACAACAAAAACAGCAAGAGCTTCAATTGCAAGATAAAGCTCTTCAACAAGCAGCTATAGATAAAGAGAAAGATAGACAACTTCAAATTGAAGTAGCATTAATATCAGCAGAGTCAAAAGACGCTGCTAATAACATCTCTTTGCAAAAGCTAATGCAAGACTTTCAAGCTAAGCAAGATGAGTTAGCTATGAAAGAAAAAGAGATTGAAGCTAAATCTGCACAGACAATGGCTAAATTAAATAACGAAGAACAATGATAAAACAATCACTAAATGCAAGTAAGGCCGTTGCCGGATTTGTAGTAGAGTTAATGGATGCATCTAATAAATTCCATATCCTACATTTAAAAGATGTAACTGGACCAGGCAGCTATTCAGCACACAAAGCATTGAATGAATTATATGATGCTTTACCAGGACATGCAGATACTATTGCAGAAGGATACCAAGGAGCCTCTGGAACATTATTAGATTATCCAGATAATATAAAAGCTCCATCTTTAAAATCTGTAAAAGAAGCAATTGCATATATTGATGATTTACATGATGCTGTAAGTAATCTACAAGAAATGATTTCTTATAGTGAGATTATAAATGATCTAGATGCAATTAAATCTACCCTTAATTCAGCAAAATATAAACTGAAGTTCTTGTCGTAATGGATAATGCAACTCGAAAAGCCCTTATTGAAAAAGGTAAATCCGTTGGATTTAACGGAGATTACCTAGAAGTTTTTCGTGCATACGACCAAGGAGTAGATATCATTGGGGATTTTGTGGCTCAGCAACAACAAGCTGCAGGAGCTTCTCCACTATTGCAATCTCTTAAAACTCCAGATCCATCACAACAAATGATTGTGCCCCCACAACAGCAACTCCCACAAGTTCCTGTAATCCCATCTAATCCACCAAGTGCCCCACAAACAAGGATGTCAATCCCACAAGCACCAGCTTCACCTTTAGTGAATTCAGCAGAGGCATCTGGAGTAGGATTAGCAAGCACTGCTAAAGGCCCATCAGGTGGACAAGAAATAATGAGAAGTGGAGGAGTAAGAAAATGACAAGTGTGATATAATAAAGCAAAGTATAAAAGATAAATTTATACTTTTTAGTTAAATGTAAACCAATACCTTTGTATATATGAGCAAACCAACAGACAAAATTAACTTCTCAGACATCACCTTCGACGGAGTAATCGGTGATGGAATTGAGGCTTCTGGATCAATGGATTCAGGTAGTAACATTGACACAATTGATGATGATCAAGATGATCTAGTTGATGATAACATTGACGATGATCAAGATGATAATCCTCCTGCAGGTAATAAAGGGGCAAAAGACGACATCGACGATACAGATGATAATAACGATGACGATATAGATGACTCTGATAGAGATTCATCAGTAGCTTCTACTATTGCACAAGCATTAGGTTATGAATTAGAAAATGAATATGAAGACACTGAAGAAGGTCTCATAGAACTTACTAAAGACATAGCTCAAAATATTGCTGAAGATCAACTGCAAGAATTGTTTGGTCAGTATCCATTGCTACAACAGCATATGGAATTCTTGCTAGCAGGTGGAGAGTCTGAAAAATTCTTTGAGGCTTACAACCCAAACTCTGATTATGCAAGTTATGAAATCTCTAAAGATGATATAAGATCACAAAAGGGATTTGTTGCAGAGTACTTTAGAAATAAAGGGCATGATGAAGAATTTGTAAAAGAAATGATTGAAGAGTTTGAAGACTCTGGAAAACTTTACGATAAAGCTCTTGTAGCTCAAAAACATTTAGCTAGTGTTCAAGAAAAAAATAGAGCACAGTTAATCGAAGAGCAAAAACGTGCAAACGCTGAAGCAGCTGCACAGCAAGAGGAGTTTTGGGAGGATGTTGCAAATACTATTAGTAATGGTAATGAGTTTGCAGGTATTCGTATCCCGGATCGTGAAAAATCAAAATTCTTTGACTACATCTCTGAAGCAAAAGATCAGTCAGGAAGAACTCAAAGAGATATTGATTATGCAAATGCAGAACTTGAAGTTAAACTAGCAATTGACTATTTAATGTATAAGGGGATGAACCTTTCAGACATTATCCAGACAAAAGCTAAAACTGAAAGTGTAAAAGGATTAAGAGATAGAATTCAAAGTCACCAAGACCGAGTTAAAAACTTTGGAAAAGTTGACAAGAACGGAAATAGGAAATTTGATCCAGACCAACTGGATATGAAGAGGCTGTTTGAATAAAACGCAAATTAACTTTTAAAAACTAAGAATCATGTCATTAATGCAAGTATTAAAGACGTACTATAACGACAGTCAGATGACCGACACTAACTCGTTGGTTAATGCACTTATGGAACGTCCAGAGGAGTTATCTCCTATTATTACTCACTTAGCTGGTCGTGAAGAGAAAAAGTTCCCATTGTCTTTCTTAACTGAAGGTGTTGGAAACACTAAATCTATCGATCGTTATGAATATGAGTACCGTGTTAAAACACACGAAATCAATGTTCGTCCATGTGTTGGAACTGCTTCTCCAGCTTCTTCAGCTGGTGCAGGTGGAGCTCACTTCACATTAGTATTCCCAGACAAATGGTTTATCTTCCCTTACACCCTTGTTTCTCAATCAGGTGTATTAGCACGTATTATGGCTGAGCCAGTACCTGAGGGAGGAAACTGGAAATACACTTTGAAATTAGTATCTCCTGATGTAACTTCTGTACCTAATGCTGACATCGCTGATGGAGCTCTTTGGGGACAATTGTATGCTAACGTAGGTATCGATTTCTCTCGTGGAAATGCATCTAACTGGACTGCTCCAGGCTTAGTTCGTTCTAAGATTGGAACTATCCGTAAGTCTTACCACTTCTCTGGAAATGCTAAAGACTATGTTGCACAGTTCGAACTTCCTTTGAAAGAAGGTAGCAAAACTAAATTGTGGATGGATTACGAAGAGTACCGTCACATGTTGAAGTTCAAAGAAGAGTGTGAAATGTACTACTGGTACGGACAAAAAACTCATGATGCATCTGGTACTTCTACCATGCTTGATGAGAATGGCCAACCAGTAATTTCAGGTCCTGGTCTTCTTGAGCAAATTATTAATAAAGATAGCTACTCAACTCTTACTCAAGCTAAGATTGAAGAGACTATCGGAGATTTGTTCTATGGTATGACTGATGCTACAGACAAGCAAGTTACCCTTTACACTGGTATCGGTGGAGCTCGTGAGTTTGACAAAGCTATGAAGACTTACTATGGTGCAAATACTTTCTTGCAAACTACTCAACCAACCTTCATCACAGGTTCTGGTCGTAACTTAGGAATCACTGGTTACTTCACAACTTACGAACACGTTGATGGCCATAAGGTTAATGTAGTTAAATCTCATTTGTTCGATCACGGTCCTGTTGCTCAAGCATCTAAGAAGCACCCAGTTTCTGGTCTTCCACTTGAGTCTTATCGTATGGTGTTCGTTGACCAATCTACTTATGATGGTGAGAACAACTTACAAATGATCAACAAGAAAGGTCGTGAAATGTTACGTTGGTGTGTTGCCGGTTCAGTAGTTCCAAAAGGATTCACTGGAAACGACACTCGTGCTAGTGATATAGACGGTGCTTCTGTTCACATGTTGAAGACTGCAGGTATCTTACTTCGTCGTTTCGATACCAGCTTAGATCTACAATGTGTAGCATCGTAATTTGTGTTTGGTTTGCACTAAAAAGGGGGCAGGTGAATGCCTGCTCCTTTTTATTTTAATATAAAAGTATGTTAGGTTATTCTTCATCCTAACGATAAAGAAAAAAGAACAAACAAATGAAAGTAATTATCAGAAGAAAGGAGGTTTTAAACCACCTTCCAAAAGAGATCAGAGCAGGAGCTAAGATCAAAATTGGTTCAATTTACGTGAACCGCCAGCCACTCAAAGGATTGGATGGGGAAGAAGAGAATAAGGTTCTCTCAAAAATTATGGATGTACCACCTGGACATGAGAAATGGCCAGAAAAAACCAAAGACTTCTGGGCAAGTCTAAACTTAAAAGTTCCTTTCGAAGGAGTTGAGTTAGATATTAGCACAGATGAAGATGGAATTCCTTACAATGTAATGGATTACATTTATTATCAATGGTGTAAAAAGCATAGACAAGTTGCTACATCTGAAGAGGAAATGAAAGATAATGGAGAAAAGAGATTCTACATTTACGATCCTCAAAAAGATTTGCAAAAGAAAAATGCTAAAGTACAATTGAAGAAAGAAGCAGATAAAGAGTTTATCAAGTTGGGAGACAACAAAGATAAAATGAAAATGCTTGCAAGAGTTCTTATGAATACTGACCCAGCAAGAATGTCAGAAATAGAACTTGAAAATTCATTGTATGACTTTAAAGAGAACAATGCTGAACGTTTCTTAAAGACATGCTTAGATCAAAACTTAGAGATTAGAGCAGAGATTGAAGAAATGGTTGAGAAAGGAGTTCTTAGAAAAATTGGAAATCAGTTAATCTACGAAGAGGAAACTATAGCTGAAGATTCTAAGAATGCCATAGTGTATTTTAAAAACAAAAAGAACTCAGGGCAACTTAATGCAATGAGAGCTAAATTGAAAGAACAACAATACTAAACCTAACAGTCAATGACGGTTAATGAAATGCATATAGCTGTAAACTTAGGGGTGCAAAAAATTGCATCCTTCCAAGTTGACAACTTATTACCTCAAGAGATTGATCATGAGCTTAATCTAGCTATGACTCGATTTATCAAACAGAGGTATAATTTCACATCTAACCGTCTTGGAAAAGGATTTGAGCAATCTCAAAAACGTATTGATGATCTTAGAACACTAGTAGTAGAGCATAAAGGCTACACCCAATATGAAGGTGTAGTCTTTACCTCTAACTACTCAGATATTTACATTGATAGATATACTCTTCCATTGGACTATTTATTCTTAGTATCTGTAAGAGCAAATGTTAAATACACTTGTAATACAAATATTCAAGACAGTATAGTATATGAAGATGAAATTATTGATGTAATTAAAATTGATCTTACTCCCCCAAATCCTGGAGATTTTCTAATAGGACTTTATGGATTTGACTCAACTACAGGTCTATTACAACAATTGATAAATCTTCCTACTAATGAAGAGATTACTCATGATGAATTGATTAATAGCCAAAATTATTTTTATGGGATAATCCCTATGACTAATTTTCCTTTGGAAAATTCATTAGGGGACACCTCTCACGTTAGCCCAATACTAGATAGTAATCATATATATCTATACAATCCAGCTACATGGCAGGGGCCTGTATTAGGACAAGATGTATGGGGAAACTATGTAGTAGTTACGTGGTCATCAGGTGTAAGTATATTCACTAGTGAAAGAAGAACTATAACTAAAACAATAAGAAGTTATAATGGAGATTCAAGAACTAGTTTAGCAAAATATGCTCAGCATGATGACATACTTTATATGTTAGATGATCCATTTAACAGAGTCGATTATAGAACTCCACTGTACACAATAGAAGAAAACTATATTGATGTACATACAGATAATGAATTTATAGTCCCCGAAATTACTATTAAGTATATTCGTAGACCAGAAGACATCTCAATAATTAACGGAGTAGGTTGTGAACTTCCAGAACACACCCACGTAGAAATTGTAGAGATGGCAATAAAGAGCATACTTGAGGGTATCCAAGACCCTAGGTATCAAACACAATCGATGGAAACATTCGAGAGTGAATAATTAATAATGTGTTTAACTTAAAAAAAAGGTAAAATGAGACCTACTAATTTAAATCAAGTTTTTGTAATCAACAATGCATCATGTGCATCTGGTACTGTTTTCGACAAGTATGATGGAACCAATGGTTTCAACTCTCTTGCTGCATCAGCTAATAGAGGTGGTGTATGGACATTTGAATCAACTGGAGCTGGTACACATACTTATAGCACTGCCCCTGCATCTTTGATGGCAAGCAGCCTTGAGTATTTTCAAGTAACCCAAGGAACAACTGGAGCTTATCCAATTGCTTCTCCAATCATCCGTCCAAAGCAAATTCGTCGTGTTAAGTATATGCCGTATGTTGCTTCACAACGTCACACTCAAGTTGCTACTTTTTCGGCTGCAGTTCCAACTGGACAAACTTACTTAGCAAAAATTGCTCTTCGTACTTATCCAACTAACTACGAAGCATTTGCTAACCCAACTAACACTGGATTAGATCTTTCTGGTGGTGGTAAGATTTTCCCATTGATTGGTAACTTTGCTGCTGGTCGTGACATTCTACAAATTGTAGAAGTTCCTGCTGGTACTTCACACACTACAGGTACTACTATTGCTCAAGTAATTAGCAATGCAATTGCTGCTAATCCTACTTTGAATAACATGTTTACTGCTGCTGTAAGTACAGTGACTAACACTAACGACACTGTTTCAGTCCTTGCTCGTCATGCTGGAGTTGTTTTTGATTTAGTTGTTTTCAATTCTGTTACTGACTTAAGTGCTGTAACTGTTACAACAACTGGATGGGATGCAGGTAACGGTAACTACTGGCAAGCAATCTCTGATGAGAAAGCACAACGTTCTCGTTATGGTAACTTCAACCGTATGTATTTCCCACAAACTCAGACTGACTATGCTCAAGCTGGTTTTAACTATGATGTACTTGAAGTGTCTTACGACCACAACCATCCTAGTGACACTGGTATTGCTCGTGCAGGTGAGTGGAATACTATCCGTATGTATATCCGTTCTAACTCAACTACTGCTTGGTCTGGAACCACAGCTGGTACAGCAGTTTGGGATGAATTCTTCGGATTTGGTGCTGCTGCAGGTACTGCCTTTGAAGCTTACTATTAATAGTAACTAATCTTTAAAAGTAGGGGAGTCAAATCCCCTACTTTTTATTATCTTTACATCAAAATAAATACAATGCCTGCTACAAATCCTTTTGTAAGTTTACAAATAAGTCCAGATTGCAAATCATTTATCTTAACAGTTAGTGATGATCCTGCTAACTGTAGTGTTTATAATCACTATCAGTACACAAACAATACTACTGGATTTGCTCCTACAGAAGATTTATATGATGATGATAACTGTACTCCATTTGGAGACAATGGTATTCCAGTTTATTACACATATGACAGTGTAAATGGAGTTTGGTGGACAGAAGTTTCAAGTGACTCAATTGGAGAAACTTTCAATGGAGTTATTACAATTAGTATTTATGACCCAGGAGAAGCTCAAAATTTTTATGTATCAGCTGTAGGATCATGTGAATTAGATTGTTGTATTGCAAGCTTAGTACAAGATGCAATTGATTGTACCTGTAAATGTCAAAAATGTAATGAGGATTTACTCACTGCACAAAAAGTTCACTTGCTAGCAGAGTCTGCTAAGTATAGTGCAATTAATGGCAATTTAGAAGATGCAATCAATAAATATAACAAAGCTAAAGATTTTTGTACCGCCACATGTGCATGTGGATGTTAATATAAGAAGATGCCATATCCAGAATATTATACTTTTAGTGGAGAAGGTTTAATCTACTCTAACATACCAGTTCAAGTTAACGGTATGGATTACGTTGATTATATTGCAAGTTTAGAAACTTGTCTTGAGACAAAAGGTAATGCTTACTATAAAAAGATATCTGGAGGAATGAGATGTTCTAATATTGAACTAGTCAAGTTAGAATTAATCATATATCTTTTAAAAAGATATAGTTCATATAACGAGAATTCACATAAGATATCTTTACAATTTGGTGGATCTACTTGTCTATATAATGGTTCAGAAATTAATGGAGTTACATATGGACAAATTGGGTTTAAAGTAAAAGGTAAAGGAGAAGTGCAATTAATTGGTTTGCCATCTTTAATATTTGGTACAGAAACTTACTTAAAAACTTTTATACTATATGCTTCTGAGTTTTGTAAAGAATGCATTATATCAAATCCTATTCCAGCTGCGGCTGTTCCTGCATCTACAGCAGGAAATCTTTACGGAGAAGATGGAACTACTCCTATCACATTAGAAACCGGTGGATCTATAAAATTATAAAAAAAATGGCAACAATAAGCTCTCTAAGTACAATAGCAAAAACTACACTATCAGCCCCACATTATTTATTAATAGCCGATACTGCAGGTGCTGCTAATTATAAACTGTTAGCAACTGATTTATTCCCAACTCTAAGTACAGCTGGGACTGGATCTGAGTCATTATTTGTAAGTGTGACAAATAAGAACACTTTGAATTTCAAAGGTATTAAGTCTTTAAATACATTATTAACAGTAGCTACTGCAAGTAATAATGTTACTTTGCAAGTAAACGAATCACTTATAAATCTAGATAACTGTGATAATTCAGTATCACAATTTTTATCATCAGGATCTGTAAGCCTTACAGCAGATGTTACCGGGGTTCTTCCAGTTCCTAATGGTGGTACTGGATTATCAAGTTTAACATCTAATAGTTTATATATAGGTAACGGTACTGGAGCTATGACTGCTTTAGGAGCTGCAACAAATGGCCAACTAGTAATAGGTCGTACAGGACTTGCTCCAGCTCTTGCTAACTTAACTGCAGGATCAAATGTAACTATTACTAATGGAGCAGGTACAATTACAATTGCTGCCAATCTATCTACTTTAGTTGCAAACTTAGATGCAGGTGTATTTAACATTTTTAGATTTGCATGGTTAAGTGGAGATGGACAAAATGAAGGTATAGCAGTGAATTCTACAGGTAAAGTATTTGTAGGTAGTTCAACTCCAACAGCATTTTACACTTACGATTTAAATGTAAATAATGGTATTGCTCTTAATGGAGCAATTACACAGAGCATTGAAATGACTGCTACAGCAACTCCTGGAAACTTTACAATTCAAGGTCCAAGTGCATCAGTTGCAAACGTAGGAGCTGGGTCTGTTTCAATATTAGGAGGACTTGCTTCTGGAACTGGGGCAGCAGGATCAATAAATATACAAGCTGGAAATACTGGATTAGGATCTGGAACTGGTGGTCCCCTTTACTTAAGTGCAGGTGGTTCATTTACTGGAGCCGGAGGGTCTCTATATATTTCAGCAGGATCTACAAGTTCAAGTACAGGTGGTAATATTACAATTGCACCAGGGTTATCTACTACAGGAACGGGAGGAAAAGTAATTCAAGCTGCAGGTGGATCTACACTTCCATTTACTAACTTTACAGGGATCTCAGGAGCTGCTTCAGCTAACTCAATTTCTAGTTCTACTGCATCAGCTGCAGCTAAAACTGGAGCAATTAAAATTCAAATAAACGGTGTGGATGCATGGATCAGAGTGTATGCAACCGGTGAATAATAAGTAAAAACCAAAAACAAATAGTTATGATTAATGTAACAGAAAAGTATGGTGTGAACATCACCGCAACAAATCGAGAATTCTTAAACATGTATCAAGTGTTTCAAGAAACAAGAGATGTTAGAAATGTTAAGTATGCAACTATTCTAGTAATTAATTCTAGAGTTATCAAAGAACACCTAGATGAACTAGAGGCTATGGCAATGCCATCTCCTGAGTTTGTAGCTTTGGCTCAAGAAGCTCAAAAGTTCATTCAAGTGGATGACCAGGAGGGATTAAAAAAGTTAGAAGAAGAGCATGCTGAACTTGTTGAATCACGTAAAACCCAAATGGCACAAGTAAATGCTAGATTAGATGAAGAAGCTACATTGGAACTTAAAATGCTCAATGAAAAAATTCTTCCTACTGAATTATCTGCAGACCAACTTGAGGCCATTGCAAAATTAATAAATTAAAATTATGCCACACTCTCTACATGACATTCTGCTAAACAATATTGCTGACGCACTCAGTGCTCCAAACTTAAAAACTGCTACTATTATAAGTAGTACAACTACTGGTACAATTACAGCATCTGTAAATAACATTACATTCCAAAATGTAGGGGCAGCTGCAGTCACTGTAACAGCTAGTAATGGAGTAGCTACTTCTGTACCTGCTGCAGGTAAAGTAGAATTTGATGCTGGAGGAAATGGAAACAGATTTGCTCCTAGCACATTTAGCTTTGTAGCTACTGGTAGTACATTACTTGTTACATATGTATCGTAATGACCATACCTAAATTAATCCAGATACTTCATGCTAGACCTGGTTATTTAAACTCAGGACCAAGTTATTTAGCAAGAAAGTTTAAGGTTAGTTTACAGGATGCTACTGCAGCATTAAAAGCTGCAAGAAGTGAAAGAAAACAAATTAACAGAAAGGTCGTAAAGGTTGAACTAACCAACGATTCTGACAATGTTATAACAGAGTTTGAACAGTATTTAGAAAAGAACGGGATTGATCACTCAATGGTCAATTCCGTTAAATACTGGCAGAATATGAAAGGAGAACAACGGTTCTCTGTAGTTACAAAGAATGAAAGAACGGTAGAGGAAATTCAAAAAGATATTGAAGAATTTGCAAGCTCATATAGCCCTAAGGCTCGTAAGATAAACAAACCATCGAGAAGCAGGGACTTCAAATCAAAAGTAACTCTTGAGATTTCACTACCAGATATTCACTACGGAAAGTTGACAGAAATAAGTCTAGAGGAAATGGAAAAGCAATTCCTCGATACAATAGAGGACTTAGTTCTAAAAGCTTCTGGATTGAATATCGAAAGGATTCTTCTCCCAATCGGAAACGATGGAATGAATACAGACAGTATGAGGATGTCAACAACTAAAGGCACTCCTCAACATGATGTAGTCGGATGGAAAGAATCATTTAAAGGCTACTGGACTTTGATAGTTAGAGCCGTAGATTTCTTGAAAGATGTGGCCCCAGTCGATATTATTGTTGTATCGGGGAACCACGATTATGAGAGAATGTTTTATGCCGGAGATGTTCTGGCAGGGTGGTTTAGAAACGACCCAGATGTCACTGTAGACAATTCTACAATGCCAAGAAAGTATTACAAGTATGGGAAAAACATGATAATGTTTACCCACGGAGATAATGAAAAACCTTCAGATATGCCACTAATAATGGCTACTGAACAACCGGAGATGTTTGCATCAACTGAGTTTAGAGAAACTCACTGTGGACATTACCATAAAGAACAGGTGAACGAATACCGAGGAGTTAAGGTGAGATTTCTCCCATCAATATGTGCACTAGATGAATGGCACAAAAAGATGGGATATCAAGCACTCAGGACTGCTCAGGCATTTGTTTGGAATTACGACGAAGGACTTGAAGGATACTTACAAAGCAATGTTAGATAAATACAGAGACAATGACTTTAGATGAAATAGCATACAATCTGCTTAACTCTTTTAGAGGTGGTCGAAGCTCACAAGATGAGAACATCTCTATTGACCAGATTAAATTTAATATTAAGCACTACCGTGCTGTCTTTATCCGTCGTGACTTTGCACGAAATGGATTAATAACACGTCACTTAGAACAAGACTTACGATGTGTTGCTTTAACAAAAGTAGATTTATCTAAATGCTGTAACATTACAATAGGCTGTCCAGCTTATCGAAGTGTTAAGAAACTTCCAAGAACTGTTCGTTTTAATTTTGAAGAAGCTATTACTTATGTAGGAGATATTACCGGTATCGGAAGATTCCAAATGATAAAACCTTACGAAGTCAATTATATTTCAGCAGATAAATTTACTGGAAACAATACCAAAGCTTACATGATTGAGGACTACCTATATGTTCTTAATCCTAAAGGAGCTGATTACGTTAACGTAAGAGGTGTATTTGAAGATCCAGAAGAAGTAGCAGCATTCAGAGATTGTGGAAATCAACCTTGTTATAGTGATTCTAGTCCATTTCCTATGCCTATGGATATGGTACAAGCTATTACTCAAGGCATGATGAATGGAGAACTTAGATTACTTGCAGGTACATTCTCAGATACATCTGCAGATAGATCTCAGGATGTGACAGGAGGAGCTCCATCTACTCAACAACAGGCTACAAATTATGATAATAACAATGTACAACAATAACATTTTTAACTAATTTTGTAGATATGGCAGCTTGGCAAAATAAAGCAGGAAAAAATCCAAAAGGTGGACTTAACGAAAAAGGCAGAAAGTCTTACGAAAGTCAACACCCTGGATCCAACCTAAAGGCTCCTCAACCAAAGGGAGGCAAAAGAAGAAACTCTTTCTGTTCACGTATGTGTGGTATGAAGAAAAGACTTACTTCAGCTAAAACAGCTAACGACCCTAACTCAAGAATTAACAAAGCACTTCGAGTTTGGAAGTGTGGTAGTTGCAGTAATTGGTAATACTTTATAAATGAAATGGCACACTTTAACATTGACGCACACAAAATAGCAGAATACGGGGAATGGGCAGGACTTAATGTAGCATGGGCTACTATCTCTTGGGCCATGTTTACAAACAGTATAACTTGGATCATAGGAATTATAGGGGGTATAACCCTAATCTGGTTCAATGTTGAGAGAGCATTGAAAGCTCGTCAAGAAAGACAAATGCTAAATAAACCTAAAGAAGATGAGCAAGCTGATTAAAAGAAAAGATGGGTCATACTCTCAAAGGGGACTTTGGGATAACATCCGTGCCAATAAAGGTTCTGGAAAGAAACCTACTAAGCAAATGCTTAAGCAAGAAAAGAAAATCAAATCTAAGTATGCACTTGGAGGAGAAATGGACAGCAACCCTGTACAATATCCAGCTTTACAATCAACTGGAGCTTCTCTTCAAAACCTAGCTAGTAATAGTTTAGGGGCCCCTGTGAATACATCTCAACCCGAACAACCACAGACTACCTTTAAAAAAGGTGGCATTAAAAATAAAAAATCAGAAGTCATGAAAACAATGTATAAAAAGGCTGGTAAAGCCCCTAAGAAAATGAAGGAGTCTTGGATGGAAGAATCCAAAGAAATCCATTTCGGGTCCCCAAAAAAGAAAATGAGAGCTGGAGGTGAAGATACTGATCCCCCCAAAGCTGATGCTGATGCTGAATCTACTAATACAACAGCAGGAGAAGTAGCACCTAAACCTAAAGAAGAACCTAAAAAAGAATTAGGATTTTATGATTTGGCTATGCAAACTGCTCAATCTAATCCTAGAGGTGCTAGAGTAGCATTAAGAAATGCTAGAAAAATGGAAGAAGCAAAGGCTACTGGTACTAGAAGAGGTGCTAATGTAGGTAGTGCTTTATCAGGTGCAGGTCAAGCTCTTAGTGGTGCAGCAAATGTTGTAAATGCTGCTAAACCAGGTGTAACTGTAAAGTCACAAGAACGTACAGGTGGAAAACGTACCTATATGGGAGGTGGTAAATCTATGAAACCAGGAGGTGGAGGAAGATTTGCTGCTATGGTTAATAACCTAAAAGGTGAAGGTAAGTCTGAAGAATCTGCTGAAGCTATTGCAGCATCTGTTGGTCGTAAAAAATATGGAAAGAACAAATTCCAAGCTATGGCCGCAGCAGGTAAGAAAAGAATGGGTGGCAAAAAGTGTTGATTGAATGCAAACCAAATCACATACAATAAAAGCCGTACATAAAGACTACCTAAAAGAAACCGAAGAAGAGATTGATTGTAATACGTTTTCTGATATATGTTCCGAGTTTAATCTAGCAATAGTTGAAGCTCTCCTTGACGGGTATGAGTTCAACATGCAAAGTAACCTCGGAACATTATCGATTCGTAGAGTAGCAAGAGACCCAAGAAAACTTACTGTTGACTGGGCTGAAACTGCAAAATACAAACAAGAACTGATAGATTCTGGAGTAGAGTTGTACGATAGTGTAACAGGCAAGGGAGAGAAGTGGCATATATACTACACTGATAAATACTACTGTAAATATCATTGGACAAAAAGCAAAGCTAAAGTTAAAAACAAAACAGCTTATAGATTTGATGCTACTAGAGGTGTAAAAGGAAACAAAGAGAAACTTATTGCTTTATTAAAATCTAACGATATAGCTTATCTAAGATTTAAAAAATACTCTAGAAAATGATTTATAAACTCATATCAAGTAAAGCAATCATACGTAAGGTTATGAGGGACTTAAAACCTCCCGGAGATAACTGGATCGATGATGCAGTAGAATGGACAGGAGAAGCTCTTGAACATATTGGTTCTACTCCACAACTTTTAACAAAAGGGTGTGTACTACAAGTAAATAATTTCAAGGCATTACTTCCACTTGACTTGTACTTTATAAATCAAGTTGCTATCAATAATGCTGTAAGTCCATCTACTGCTAATGAATTCACAGAACTCATTGCAAAAATAGATCAACTTAATGCACAAGTCATTGCTGATCCTGGTGATAAGATTACTTATAACTACGAGTTACGGGATTTAAATGCAAGAATGAGAGTATTAGAAAACCTATACTTAAATTCTGCCAATCCACTTACTCCACTTCAATATGGTACCAGCACATTCCCAGCACATATTCACTGTGAGGAATGTTCAAACCAATTTGCTAAGTCAAAAGAAACTTACACAGTTGATGGGGACTATATTAAAACATCATTTGAAACTGGTCAAGTATGTTTAAGTTATACAGCTTTCCCATTAGATGATGACTGTTATCCAATGGTACCAGATGACATTAGTTACAAAGAAGCTATGTTCTGGTACATTTACAAGCAAATGTTACTTGGGGGATATACCCCATCTATGAATGGAATTGGATACGATTTTGCTGATGCTAAATGGAAATACTATTGCACACAAGCACGTAACCAAGCTAACTTCCCAAGCATTGATAAATATGAATCATTCATGAATCAATGGGTTAGACTTGTTCCAAACATCAATAGACATGCAAACTTCTTTGAAAACTTAGGAACAAGAGAAGAATTAAACAGAGGATCATACGGTAGAGGATACTATTAATATTTGACAAATGGCAGAAGATACTAAGTTTGTAAAAGGAATGAATAAAGATACTGGTCTTATGGACCAGATCGATAGTACCTATCGTGATGCAATTAATGCTTTGATGGATATTAATAAAGGATCTATCAGCAATGAATTCGGTACTACTTTGGAGGTGCTATTATCTGTGCCTTCTCAAAAAGGTAAGTTTGAACCTGTAGGTGTTATTGCAATTCCTAATGACAACTTTGTAATATTTACTGTTAATCTTATAATGGGGGCTTCCTGCATATTCTATGTAGATGCAAACTTACATACATCCAAAGCAATATTACTCACGACAACTACATCTGTTAAAGGACATTTAAACTTTAGCAAAGAGTATCCTGTAACTGGTGAATATAGAGTATCCCCAACAGGAGAAACTATTGTATACTTTACAGATAATAAGTTTACATTATCTAAAAATCCTCAAACTAATATTGAATACATTAGTGAGTACAATCCTCCAAGAATTTTAAATGTAACAAGACAATTAAATTTAGTAAAAACTACAGGAGTATACACAGATTTGTATCAAGTAGGGGCTAATGCAAATAGCATTAGAATGCTAAATTTATTCATGGACTCTGGAAGAATACCGGAGTTCGACTCTGTTAAGGTATTACAAGGTGGAGGAATTGAAAGTGGAACCTACTTCTTAGGAGTAGCATATGCAGATAAAGATTTTACTGAGACAAATGTACTAGGATTATCTAATCCAGTATACATTGTTCCTTCTCCAGAAAGCTACATTCCTAGAGAAATTATTAGTGGATCCCCAAATGAGTTTCAAACTAATAAATCTATTCTATGGAAATTAACATCTGTAAATACAGACTATAAATATGTAGTCCCATATGTATTACAAAGAGTTGGGGAAGCTGAATTTGTTTACAAACTAGAGCCTTTAGAAATTGGATCAACTAATCCAGCAGTTCCTACAGAACTATCTATCGTATACAGTGGATTAGAAAATGCTGCACAGTCATCAGTAGAGGCTGCTGTGATAGATAAGGTAAGATACTTAACTGCAAAGTCTCTTACACAACTTGACAATAAACTTTATGCTGCAAACTTAACTGCACGTAAAGATTTAGGGTATCAAAGATTTGCAAACTCAATTGTATTAACTGCAAAAGTAGCAACTATTGGAAAAGATGCTTCTGGTAATGGAGCCTTCGATCCTAGATTCTACGATGCATTTAATTTGAATAGTGGTTATGCAGCTCTCTACCATGCTAATCTAACATCGTCAGATACTGATTTACAATATATTTTACAGTATGTAACACCAGTTCAAAGTAAAGGGAATAAAGGTTACAGAGATGTAGAAACAAACCTGTTCAAAAAGAAAACTTATCGTCGTGGTGAAGTATATGCATTTTACATCTCATTCGTATTAGAAGATGGAAGTGAAACATATGCATATCATATTCCTGGAAGAAATGTAATTCCTACAGGTGGTCCTGTTTGGAAACCAGAATGGGAAAGAGAAACATTGTACATGAATGTACCAACTGATTTTAACCCAGACGAAATAACAGCAAGAGATCCAAATGCTAGAGTATACCAATATCTAGATACAAGTATTGCTACTGGATCTACAATGGGGTATTGGGAGAATCAAAATGAACTCTACCCAAATACAGATGACTTTGATATATGGGAAACTGATTCAGTAGGGACACCTGTACAAGTAGGAACACTTCGTGGTAAGAATGTTAGGCACCATAAAATGCCATCTAATCATAATGTACTATATTCACACGTAATTCCAAATACAGATTACAGTACTCCAAATGTAACAATTAGTGGAAACTCTGTAGTATTTGAAGAGTCTGTTAGAATATTAGGGGTAGCATTATCAAATATTCGTATCCCTAAATTTATACTTCAGCAGATACAAGGGTATAAAGTTTATTATGCAAAGAGAACCCAAGCCAATAAAACTATTATAGGACAAAGTGGTTTACACCCTGCATCATTATTCTTAGCAGCTAATCTATCTTTAAAACGATCTGATGCTGCATTTGGTCCATATCATAACTTGTATTATATGGTAGGTACACATACTACAGATAGTGTATACAGCCCATTTACACCTTGGTCAGGATATAAAGATCAGATGCTTCAAAGTGTATTTAAGTTCCATGATTTTAATCTCCTTCGTAAGAAGCACACACTTGCTACAGCTACACACATTGATTTGCAATATGTGGTAACAATGCAATTATGGAGAGGAGGATTTAGAGGGGCCACTAACTACAATACTGACTCAGGATTCTATGAAGGATTTAGAGCAGGTAATGGAGATGATGAGCATGCATGGATACATCCAGACTTAGGGAATACAATAAATTTTGAAGAAGACTCTACTAGTGATAACTATGATGTAAGAGGTGTAGATGGATTAAACGGAAGTTTATTAATAGCTGCAGCTTATCATGAAGTTGGAAGAACTGGAATTGATGTTGGATATTCAGAAGGTGGGCACAAAGGAACTCAAGAAAATTTAGGGACATATCAAAGTGTATTTGCAATAGATCCAGACAGTGCCACATATTTAGCTGGACTTACATTCTTTAAAAATGCATCTGCTACAGGATTTAAAGGAGCTACATACTTAATCAATAATAGTGGAGAAAGTGCTATTGCATTAGGATTGACTTCTGGTATTCCCCCACTAGCAGGCTATAAAGCATCTGATTGGATACGTGCAGATGGTGGAACATCTTTAAATAGAGTGATAGGTGGGGTACCATACGGAGTAAGTGTTTATGTAGATAGTATTGGAATAGGAGCTAAACTAACTGCTATGACTAACTATCAAACTACTGGTGGAAAAACTCCATTCTTTTTAGCTGTAGAAAATCAACTTATAGCTTTAGGTTATAATGGAGCAGGAAACCCTGGAGTAAATAATGGAGACATTACTCTTCAAGTATTACAAGACGGAGATGTAGGAAATTGCAATGTTTTTGGACTTGGATGTTCTTTTACATGGAGTGGAACTATGTACAAACCAGCAGGTGCTCCAAATACATACCTTGCAAATTTATGCTCTGCTAAAACAGATGTGTTTGAACCATTTGACCAACAGTCTTTAGTGTCCACTGGATATTATAAATCTACTTTAGATGTTAATCTTACTACCGGATTATCCTCAGATGGTAGAAGTAATTATTATACTGGTGCATCTAGTGATACATTTTTTGGAGGGGATACTTACTTATGCAGATATGGGTATAGATCAACGTCTCAAAGTTTTGCATTTACATATTTAAAAAGTGGATCTAATCAACAAGTAGGTATCTTACCTTATCTATTAACTGGTACACTTGGTACTATATATGGAGATATTCCATTTGAAATATCTACAGGTTATACAGCCAACAATGTCATAATGAGTGGTAATGAGCAAGAAAGAAAGGATACCATCAATAATGAAAACAACTGGCAAAGAGGATCTACTGCTATAATATCTTCAGTATATCAGTATATAGTTGAGTCAGATGATAATATTAATTTCCGTCATGCTGGAGATGTTGAAAAAGGAGTGGGTATAGTAGATAGTGTATACTTTGATAAATACACAGCTGCAGATATTATATACAAATCTCCATTACATGATTTAAGTAAAATGGACAATCTTCTTTATGAAGATCAATACTCTGCATTGCAAGACAAAAGAGTTAGTATCCCATACCCAAAGAAAGAGAAGTCTACAAATCTATATCCTAATAGAGTAATCAGATCTTTAGTTCAAGACGGTAACTTCAATGATACTTACAGATACTTTACAGCACTTGAGTATAGAGACTTTGGACAGAATAAAGGAGCTATTACAAACATCTTTAACTTAGAGAGTTTGTTATACATCCATACTGAAAAGAGTTTGTTCAGAACTAAAGGTAAACAGACAATGGAACTTGGAGATACTACTCAAGCATACATTGGATCTGGAGATCTGTTTGCACAAGAACCTGATGAATTCGTACAATCTTCTGAAGGATATCTAGGGCTACAAAATAGAATGACCTCTCTTGTAACTAAAGACGGTTATTTCTTTTTAGCAAGAGATTCTAGAAAGATGTTTATGGTTGGTCAGCAAGTTACAGACTTATCTGCAGTTGGATTATCTACATGGTCTCGTGAGAACATTCCATTTGAAATTGAAAATATGGGAGTTAGTCTTGAGGCACAAGGTATTAACTTAGATGCTCCTACTGGAAGATTTGGATTTACTTCTACTTATGACCCAGCTCTTAAGAGAATTATTGTAACAAAACGAGAGTTAGTTCCAACTGATACTTTTCTATTATTAATAGCTAGAGGGGATGTAACAGTTACCCCACAAGGATTCTACTACTACAAAGATCCTAAAAGAGTAATAACAATTGAAGAAGGAGTCTGGTTTAAAAGATCTGGATGGACAATATCTTTATCTTTAGACTTTGGAGTTTGGGCTAGTAGACATTCTTACATACCACCATTATATGCTTTCAATACGAAACACTTCTATAGCTTTGATCCTAGCAATAGCCAAAATTTCTATGCTCATGATAACTATAATAATCCTTGTACTTTTTACGGGAACATTTATAATTTTGAATTTGAGTATATTTATACTGGAGAGACTACTTCGAGTACCACGGGTGCTGTCTCGTCTACAAAAACGTTGAATAAAATCTTCGGAGCTATTTCATACGTAATAGATACTTTTAAAAGAGATCCTGGAAACTCATTAAGGAATATAAATCAGTTCCATACCGGGTTCACAAGCTTCTATGTTTACAATACTTCACAGCACTCTGGAATTAAAGACATAAAGTACTTGTCTAACATTAGAAAAGTAGATAACTCTTGGTTTACTAATGACTTTAGAGATATGTCTGGAACTATACTTAATACGTCTATGCAGCAAGGACAAGTTAACGTACAAGATGACTACTACAATGGAACAGTAGTACCCGTAACTGACAGACCTATGTTCTTGTCTGAAGGAGTAGTTAATCCATATTATATTTCTTCTCTTAAGCCTTGGCATGAGCAAAGAAAGTTTGTTGACAAATTCCTTGCAGTTAGATTAATTTCTAACAATCAAGCTCAAAATTTAATAAATTTGTATACGGCTAAGGCTACCTACCGTGCATCGAATAGATAAAACTGACTACAATGGCCAAATCAAATAATAGAAAACCTCTAAAGAAAATACAAAAGAAGTATGCATTAGCTGGATTCAACTCTGGATCTGTAGCAATGTCTAGACAAAATCCTTATTACATAGGCCAAGTAGAGGAAGAGAATGCTCAACAGGAATTTGCAAATGCTGCAGAACAAGCAGACTATTTAGCTAAGCAAGCCAAGGAAAAAAAGAAACGTGAAGAGGAAATGCTTAAGCAGCAGAAAAAAGATGCTGTTCAAAACTCATTACAAACATTAGGATCAGCTGCTGCTAAAGATGCTAAAGCTGGAAACTTTGGTAAATTCTTATTAAAGAATCCTAATACCCCTATTGCAGGAGTAAATGCTATGACAGAAGTCGGAGCAAATGCTGTTAACACGACTCCGACTTGGGCCCCAACTGGTCTCTCTGCTAGTGCTCCTACAGCTGCAAGTATTGGACAAGTAGGTGCTACTACAGTTAACCCAGTTTTTACTAGTGCAGGGGGTAGCCCAGCAACTCAAATGGTAGTTGGACAAGCTGCACCAACAATGTCTACAGTTGGGGGAGCTCCAATTACAGGAGCAGCTAACGTTGCTAGCACAGGAGCAAGTGCTGCAGGATCGAGTACAGGTGGATTGCTAACAGCAAATATGTCTGGATTAGCAACTGCAGGTATTGGAGTAGCAGCAACTGGAATCGGAATGATAACAGAGAGAGCTACAGATGATAAAAATGCAGCAACAGCTACTCAAAAAGAACTTACTGGAAATACAGTTGGGGAAGGATTTAAAGGATTTGGAGCTGGGTTTGGTTATGGGGCTATGGCAGGTTCTGTTATACCAGGAGTTGGTAATGTTGTAGGAGGATTAGTAGGAGGTGTGATAGGTGCCGGTGTAGGAATATATAAAGGTGTTCAAGAAAATAAAGCTACTAAACAAGAAGCTAAAGACATTCAAAGACAAGATAGAATGACTAGAGCTGCTTATCTATCTGCATTAGAAAAATCTAGAATATCTACTATGAATACTGGATTTGGTTTGAACTCATCTACCAATATGAATAATGATAACACTACTGCCTATGGTCAAAACATGGGAACTCAGTATGCTAGAACAGGTGGTGTTAAGAAAGTTCCAGGGGGAAAGATTGTCCCTATGGGAAAAGATGCAGTTAAATTTATAGGACGTAAACACGAAACAGGTGGAATAGATCTTGATCCATATACTGAAGTAGAAGGAGACGAGACTATGCAGAAAGGTATGAAGATGAAGAACGGTAAGAAGAATGATTACTTCTTCTCTTCATTCTTAAAAATTGGAAATAAAACCTTTGCTCAGAAACATGAAGAGATTCTAAAATCAGGACTTCCTAAAAGAATCATCAATGCTAAACTTCAAGAACTTGCTAAGTTACAAGAACAAGCTGCTGGTAGAAACCCAGATGAAGTAAGTGCTGGAGAAAAAGCATATAGACTTGGTGGCCAAATGCTATTCAAGAAAGGTGGTGCTGATAAACCTTCTGCTTGTCCTGAAGGGTATGTACCTGTCTATAACTTCACTACTGACAAACATCTAGCTAGATGTGTTCCTAAAGAATGGAAAGAAAAAGAAGGGGAGATTACAAATGAAATTACTGATAAATATGGGAAGTATTGGTGGGATATAGGCAGGAATTCAAAACATCAGGAAGCTTATGCAGAATATTCTAAAAAAGTTGAGGGTATTTCTAAAAAAATATTTGGAGAAGATTATCCAGATCATGGTATGGCTGTAAGGGATATTGAAACCAAAGGATCTGAAGGAGAAGAGATAGCCCCAAGAAAAGAGGATAGAGAAAAATTTAAAAAAGGAGATTCTAAATCAGGAAGCTCTCAAGAGCAGTTATCAAAAATACTAGATAACGTAGGTCCTGGAGGTATTGGAGAAGGAGTGTACAATGAGAAAGAAATGCAAGCTCAAAACAATACTGTTAATAAACTTGCTGAAGAGGAGAAGAAAAAAGAAGAAGAACCTGCTGCTGAAGACGATTACATAGATAAACTATGGCTTGATAAAGGATATGAACCAGATGGCCAAGGTGGTTATAGAGTACCTGCAGGAAAGAAGATAGATGAAACTACTGGAAATATTGTTGATGATATTCCTGCACCTACAGGTCAGCCAGGTCAACCTGCAAATAATGATGAACTTAAAAAGTGGAATGGTAATCAAGAAGCATACAATGCTTTCCAAGATGCTAAACAAAAAATTCTAGCTGACCCTGATTTAAAAGCAGACTTAGCAGCACAGTATAAAAAAGTAATTGAAGATCAAGCTAGTTATACTGGAAAAAAATCTGGTACTAAACAAGCATTCAAAAACAAGTACTATAAGGATTTGAGTTCAATGAATGAAGACGACATCATCAATGAACTCCTTGCTCAAGAAGAAAGAAATGCTCGATTAGAAGCTTTTGGTTTTGAACCATCTAAAAGTTCACAAAATGCTGCAGCTAGAGGTAATACTACAAATACGGAAGCAGCTAAATTTGCAGATGATCATCCAGAGTTAGATGATTTAAACTGGGAAAGTGGCTATAAAGGTCAAGCTGCTTACATTGCATACAATCAGTTAATGAATACTGATAAGTACGAAGGATATGCTGCTAATCAAACTGGAGTTAATGACGAGGTATTTGGAACTGTATCTGGTATTGACAATTACAGTACTAATACAACACTTGGACAGAGACTTAATTATTCGGGTAAGCCAACACCACCACCTCCTCCTGGGACTATTCCTAAACATGACTGCCCTCCTGGAACTACTTGGAACGAAGCTACTCAAAAATGTGAACCAAATGTTCCTGAAAGAAAACCATGTCCTCCTGGACACTATCTTGATGATCAAGGTAACTGTATAAAATTAGAAGACTGGAAACCTAAAGAAGAATTCAGACTTCCAGGATTGCTTCAACTTGTTCCTGTAGGATATGCTATGCTTAACCCATACAAAAAGGATCCTGGAATACCTGGTTCTCCTGGAATTACTGGGCCACTTATGCCACGTGTTAATCTTAACCAAGAGAGAGCATCTGCTACAGCTAGTCAAGTAGCATTGAATACAGCTATCCAAAATCAGAACATGGGTCCTGGATCTATATCTGCAATGATTGCTACTGCTGGTAAGACTAATGAGCAAATGCTTAAGATTGCTAAACAAGAGCAAGACTCTAATAAGCAGTTAGCTGCTGAAGAAGCTAAACTTGGAATGCAAGCTAGTATGTTCAATGTAGAGAACGAGCAGAAAAGACAGATGGTTAATGCTGATATGAGAATTGCTGAGAAGAAATATAAACGTGAAGAGATCTTAGGAACTTTAGATGCAGCTGCAACTAGAATTACAGGAATTGTTAAAGACGATCGTATGTTTAAAGCTAATGAACGTTTAGCAAAAGCAATGGATGAAACAGGATCATATGACCGTTTTACTTTGTATGAGCAACTTCAAAAAGAAGCTAAGAACAAACGTTCTCCAATGTATGGAAAAACTGAAACTGATCTTCGTAACATGGCTGCCGGATATTCTAAACTATTCTATGGAGATAGAGGAATTGTAGCAGATCAGTTTAATGGACAGGCTCAAACCAATACAACTCAAAACCAACAAAAGCTAGGTGGGGCTCGTCAATACACATCTCGTCTAGGAGAATTGACAAAACGACCAAAACTAAGAATTAAATAAAGTAACCATGCCTTATAAGTTTAATGATTATCAAAGCACGTATGTAGATCCACAATCAGTGGCTATCTCAAAAGAGCTACGAAATAGATTTATGACTAACTTTCAAAATGCTGATGCATTGGATGAGTCATTAGATGCAATGAAGGCTGCTGACTTTGCCAATGATGAGAGAATGAAAGCAGAGTTAGATGCTAACATTGGAAACAAACTTTCAGAATTTGCTGATAGAGGAGACTTTGAAAACCAAGCATTTAGAATTCACGGAGCTGCAAAAGAGTATAAAGAAAAATATGCTCCAATCTATGATAACTATCAAAGATATGTAAACTATCAAACAGACTTAGCAGAACGATATAAGAAAGGAGAGATTAGTTCATTAGCTTATAACTATGCAATCCCATATAGCAAGTATGCACAAGGATATGAAGGGATTAAAGTAGATCCTAGAACTGGAATGGTAGATCCTAATAGCTACTATTCCCCAATGAATATTATATCAGATCCTAAGATAGACGAGAAACTATCTAAAGCTCTTGCATTGATTGAAGAAGATTCTACAAGTAGTACAACTACTACAGGATTAGTAGGTCAAAAAGATCCAAGAACTGGAGAAGCTGGTAAATTAAAAATTACTGAAACAAAAGGAAGCTCTTGGTCAGGAAAATCAGCAGAGAAAGTTTCTAAAGCTTACAATGCCGTAATGGCTGACCCTGAAGTACAAGCTTACTTAGCACAACAATCTAAACTTAAAGCATACTCTGCAGTAGCAGGAGCTGATGGTAAGATTGATGAAGCTCGTCTACAGGCAATTAATGCCTCTGGTATAGAAGCTCATAAAAAAGAAATTGCAAAACTAGAAGATCTTATTGCTTCTGGAGATGTGCCTAAAGGTCAAAAAGCTAATTACAAAGTTACCTTAGATGCTTATCGTGCTAGTTTAGAAAATCTCGAAAAACAAAGTGGAGAGGGTAGATTAGACTATGCTGCAAGTTTAGCTAAACAAGAACTTTTAGCTCCATATGCTTCCTTAGCTGAAGTTAAGATATCTAATAAAACTAGCTCTACTTATAGTTACGACGAAGCTTATGATGATCTTTATAAGAAACGTTTAGACGATGAGAATGCTAGAAAGAAAGCTATAGAAGAAGCTAATGCAGCAGCTAGAGCATTGATTAATAAAAATCCTGGAGAAATACTAAGTGTAACAGGATATAGTATGGATGAACTTGCTTCTAGAGAAGGTGCTTTGAATTTATCAATAGCTAATGATAGAGAAATTGTATCATCAGATTCTACTGGAATATTTGAAAAGCAAGAAGCTTTACAAAGAATCAATAGTGCTACTATGGATTTAAAAACTTTAAAAGAGTCACAAGAAGGAATGATGAATGAATTGTCAACTGCTAATATTCTAAAGCTTTTAAATGATAATAAAAACTATGCAGATTTTAATAATTGGGGATACGGAACTTCTGGAGTAGATTTTAAAGCTGTTTGGAATGATTATAAAGCATGGAGAGGAGCAGGAGCTAGTGAAAGAGACTTTATGAATGTAATAGGACAGAATGACTGGGAAGGAACTGATCTGAATTCTTTTCACAGATACATGGAAGGAGCTCATAAAGGAGAGCAAATTTGGAATGTGTTAGATGAGGTAAAAAATGCTTATTGGAATGCAAATGCTGAACACAAAAAGTCTGTTAAACCTATGACTTTGCAAACTACTGAAAGTAATATGCCAGTAGGAACTGAGCCATCAATTGCATTAGCTACTAAAAAGAACATGGATGATGCATTCATGAATAAACCCATTAGTGCTCTAAAAGGATTTCAAGGATTGTACAGACCTGGAAGTGATTGGACACAATTAGGAGTTACTCAAAAAGGAGACGTAGATCAAATGTTAAAAGATTGGGGAGCTGACTTTACAGAATCAGCTAAAATTGTAAACATCACTTACAATAATTTGGATGGAATGTCTTTAACAAAAGAATCTGCTTATGGACAATTTGCCACATTTACTGTTCAAGGGGAAAACAATCAAGTAAGAAAAATACATGTCCCTGTAGAACAAGTTTGGTCTCGAGATATGCTAGATGCTATTAACCAACCTATGTCTCAAATTACTCGTACAATAAATAATGTGGGTAAGATGTCAGGTAAAGATGGATTTGAAATGGCTTTTCAAAGATTAGTTACTCAAGATGATACTGATGCAATGAATATGAGCAAAAATTTGCAAGAGAAAAGAGTTGCAGGTCCTAGTGAATTCCAAAAATTTGTAAGTGAAAATTCTGCTGATATACAAAGATTGCAAATATCAGGACATCTAGATGCTGATGGAATTTATACTGGAAGTCCAGAGAAAACTAAAATGGTATTTTCAGGAATTCAGAGTGCTCCAGAAGTAGAATTATTTACCTTTGATCCTAATACTGGATCTTATGTACCAGCTGTTAATAGAGCAACTGGGCAGAAACTTGGAAAGTTCAGTGCTACATCAGATTACTTTAGATCAATTGTAGATAATAAAGATAACGGATATTTTCAAATAGGTGGATACAACCCAATTATTGAGTAAATTTGTATTCAAATGGCAGAATTTAACAAAGACCCTTTTACCCCATCACCTGGGGTAGATCCCCTTACTGGAGTGCCTTACCAATCTTCAAGTACAGGAGGAGCAGTTTTAAATTTAGAAAGTGTATCTGGACCTGGATTAAAGAATAAACCAAAAGGACCTGTACTAGATATGGGTGGAAATCCCGTGTCTAAAGATACAGTATCAGCTATTAACAAAAATATTAATAGCAATAAATTTAATCTATATGAACTGCAGTCTGCCAGTCAATTAGATCCCTTTACTGGAAAACCATTTAATAATACAGATTCCTACAAGATGTATGACGGTGTTAACCGTGGATTCTTGACAGGTACCAAAGAAATAGAATTCCTACATGGTAAGGGCCCAAAAGATCCTAGTGCTAGGAAGATGATGGCAAACGGTTTTACTCCTACTACGGAGAATGACTGGGAAGACATGAGGGCTCAAAAGCAAGGATCTTGGACAAAGTTTGGATATGGTGCAGGTAACTTGCTTGTAACAGCATTAACTACAGGTACCGAATCATTACTTGGAGCTCCAACAGGATTAGCAAGTTTAGGGATTGCAGGATTAAATGCTGAGACTAAAAGAGCTACTGAAAGTTATATAGCTGGAAAAAATAAAACTCACACAATGTTGGAGGCAGAAGAATCTACTCCAGGATTGTTATTCTCTGCTGTAGACTTTTTAGAATCATTTGGATTGATGTCCCCACATGAAACTGTAAAAGGATCTGACGGAAGAGAATATTATCTAGACGAGTCTGTAATGGCTGAGGATCAGTTTGCAGGAGGACCTACTAGAAAAGCTATAATAGAAAAAACATCTGACGAAGCTACTTTAGAAAGAAATTTAAGATCGACTATAGAAACAGATGCAGCTTTAATGAGAGCTCTTCGTGAAAAAAACCTAACAGTGGATGACGCTGTTATGGCTATTAAAGAAGAGAAAGCTCAAAGATCTGGATCTTACCAAGCAGGATTAGCTATTAAATCTATGTTTGGGGGAACAGTTGGATATAATGCACCTGGTGGAATAGGATCTAAACAAGTTCTAGCTCGATATAAAGAAGCTGTTTCAAAAACCATTCAAGACAAAAGTGGGCCAGAAGCTTGGCAAGATATAGCAGCTGCTTATTGGGATACAGACTTAGGAAATTATTTAGATGAACTTAGAGAAAGTGCTAGCAATGCTATGCCATTTTACTATACTAGAAAAGAGTTAGATAGTAATGAAATTAATTGGATTCCATTTGAAGAAGGTTCTGCTAACTTCTACTTTGACAAAGTAATGAATGGGATAGGATTTGCTGCTGGTGCTATGGCTCCTTTATATTTAACAAAAGGAAAGTCTATATCAGGAAGTGCATATCGTGGAGCTAAAAACTTAATCCAAAGAGCTGTAGGAAAAGGACCAAAAGCTGGTGTAATATCTGAAGCATTAGGAGCAGAAGCTGCAGCAGCTACTAGAACAATTGGAGGTGGTGGGGCAGCAAGTGCTAACTCTGTACGAGCTGTAGAAAATTTAGCTGCAGGTCAAATCAGCCCATTCAAAGGTAGAATGATGAAGGCTGGAAAAATGCTAGCAGCATCTTACTCAGCATCGTATGCAGAAGCTGCCGTAGAATCTCGTGATGTTAAAAGACAATATATAGAAACTAAATTTCAAGAATGGGAAGCTGCTAATCCTGGTAAATCAAGAAACTTGATTCCACCAGATGAGATGGCTGAGATTGAAAGATATGCAAATGCAGCTGGTAATACAAACTTTGCTATTAACATGCCTATCCTTTTAGGATCAAACATGTTTATGATCTCAGCTTTAATGGGAAGCAAGTTGCTTGGAAGATTTAATGTCCCTGTTGCAGGTATTGGAGAAGAAGTTGTAACAGCATCAAGACTTACTGGAGCTGCAGGATCTGCTACAGAGGCTACTTGGTTTACAAGTAAAGCTGGAAAGTTAGCTGAAAAAGTTGTAAAAAAAGGTGCCACACTAGGTAAGGGAGCAATATTCGAGGGAGGACAAGAACTTGCACAGTATGGTGCCCAACAATTTAACTTAGGGTATTGGAGTAAAAGACAAACAGACGGTACTGCTAGTGTAGCTGAACATTTTGCTGAAGCATTTAAAAAGACTTTTACAGAAGAAGAGAGTTTAGAGCAAGGTTTGATAGGGGCAATGATAGGTGGAGGTATGACTGCATTCTCTTCTAGAGGACAATCTAAACAACAAAAGCAAGCTACAGAAAAAATATTAGCAATCAGAAACTCAGGTATCCTATCTAAGATTACACAACGTGCAGAGATGTCTTCTGAGACTCAAGCTATGATGGAGGATTACCATAAAGCCACTAAGAAAGGAGATCATAAAACTGCTGCTAATATTTTATCAAAAGCTCTAGCAAATGAAGCAATGATTGCTGAGCAGTTTGGGGCTACAGATATGTATGAAGAAATGTTGGACGATCTAGAGAAACTGACTCCAGAAGAATTTGTAAAATTTGCTCTTCCACATTTAAATGAAAGCCAAGCTAAAGCTTTTACAGAAAAAGATATTCAGTCTACTGTAAGAGATGTTAAAGATGCTTTAAGAAGAAATACACAAGTTGCTAAGAATATTAAAGAAATGATTCCTATCCAAGAGAGGTCCACTCCTTTGGAAAGATTGACTATGTCTGCAGAGCAACGTAACCAAGAGGATCTTCAAATCAGAGTAACAGAAGCATATCGTAATATGCTTTACTCTGCTGCTGTTGAAATGGATAATCACGAAGCAAAAATTGATCAACTTGTAGATAAAGTAAATGATAAATTAAAAGCTCAAGGATTACCAGCATTAGATCCTAATATATTAAAGTTCTCTATCAAGTCTGGAAAAGTTACCCCAGGAGCTGATGGAAAAGTAGATTCTAAATCTGTAGAAGAACTGTTGCAATACTCTATGGGTAAAAATACTGTAGACCATTTGAACCTGGTTCTACGAGCTTTAGATCCACAAGACAGAGAAGAAATTAACAATGCTTTTTCAGATATGTTTGCAACAGCTGCTGCAAGAGAGCAAGCTGTATCTGCATATGAAGAGTTACGTAAAAATCCAGACAAACGTACTTTATATTACGAAGCACTTCAAGCTGATCAAAGTAAGAATTTAGAAGAGAGAAGAAATCAAGTAGCAAAAGATTTAATACTTCATGCTCAAACAGCTGAACAATTAATCAATGCACTTCCTAATATCACTGATGATACTCTAAAAGCTGAAGCTTTAAAGACTATCAAAGAACTTAAGAAACGTCAGGCAGAAATTAGAAAAGATAAATTTTCTACTCTATCTGTTGAGGAGATGAGAAAGTTAGATTATGACTCTATGTCTCCAATGATGAAAGCTGCTTATAACGAATCCTTGAAATATAAAAAGAATTCAGAACTAAGAGCTGGAATAACTAATAAAGTTAATTCTATATTGGATGAGGTAGACAGTATGCCATATGATCTTGCTGCTTTATTTAAATTTATAAATAGAGAAAAGCAAGGTGATAAAATACTTGCAGCTGTTACAGAGCAAATTCAAATTAAACTTGCAGCACAGTTTCAAGAACCTGTAGTAGTAACTGGATTAAGTGTTTACTATGATAAAGCTGCTAAAAAATTAATAGTAGTTGCTCAATACCAAATGCAATCAAATCCTTCTGAAACTTTTATCTGGGCAGATGCTATAGAAAATTTAGCAGGATTAGAGCAGTTTACAAATAAATTTAAAGAGGTAATAGCTAATGATGCATCTGCTAGAAAAACTTCTGAAGTAAATACCCCAGAAGATGAAGTAGATGATCTTGGGCAAAGAATGCTAGAAGAAGAAAGAAGAGCAGCTGATCCAACTGTTACTGAAGCAAATAAGCTTGTAACAAATGCTGATACTGAAGTAGTGGAAGTTGACGGAGTTCGTACACATGCACCCACAGGTCGTGGGTTCTTAATAGGAGGAAGACGTTATGAAAACACGGGTGTTACAATTATGGATGCAGTTAACCTCAGTCCCGATGGAGAAGTTAGCAGCATTACTTTATTTGATGTAGATAAACAAGAATACTACACATTCAGAAAACGTAGAGGGCAAGATGAAGTAGAGGTTATAGATGCTGTATATGAAAAGCTATTATTAGCTATGGCATTTAGAAACTATACTAGTCAAGTTGCTACTATGACTGAAGAAGAGACTCAAGAAGTAGAACAAGACAGACAAGAGATTATACAAGAAATTGTAGACTCTGTAATAAGCCAAGAGTATACTCTACCTGTAGATGCAATAACTAATGAAGTTATTAAAATGCAGATGCTTCAACTCTCATCTAATATCAGAACTTTAAATAAAGTATTAGATAGTGTTTATGCAGATTATGCTGCTTTAGGTTATACTTTGCAAGATGCTAATAAAGATGAAACTGTTAAGAAATTAAGAGGTCTTATTGCTAGTATGCAAAAAATGCATAATGTTAGACGTACTACTCTTGTAGACAGAGGTGAAAGAATACAAATAGAAGTTGGGGCCTTGGGTCAAAAAATTGAAGAGCTTGAAGTAGAAGTAGCTATACTAGATGAGGAGATTGATAAACTTCAAGCATTGATTGATGAGCATCAAAATACTCTAAACTCTGGAAGTATAGACCCTAACACAGTAGAGGGTGCTAAAAAACTTGCTGAAATACAAAACGAAATTACTCAAGCAAGACAAGTTATAGCTTTCAATGAAAAGAAAGCTGCTAGAAAAATTGAACAAATAAATGATTATACCGATGAAATTGACATCAAGTTGGGTCGTAGAACAGTATCTGCCGAAGGAACTGAAGAAACTGCTGCAAGGCAAATCGCTGAAGAACAGAGTCAGCGAACTGGAGAAACATCTGAAGACACGGGGCTGGATGAAGTAGGAACAGAGCCTGGTGAAATCGAAGCAAGATTAGCAGACGAGCAAAAAGCTACTAATGACATGTCTAGTAACACTCATACAGATCAAGCTGGTGGACAAGTTACTACTGTTGGACTAGTTAATCCTATCGAATTCGAAACTGATGAGGAAGTTCCTACTGGAAACACAGTGTCTGTGCAATTAGATATTCAACTTACAAAAGGTGAATATGATTTAGATGATAACTATAAAGTATTAGGAACTGCTAGTAGCACAGAAGTATCTGTAGGCATTCCTAATGACACTCGTAGAAAAAGTCGTATTGTGGTAAATGAGAAAGGAGATGAGATCGGCATTATCACATTGGACAAGAAAGCTTTAGGAAATCCTAATACAGCTAAACCTGGTACAACTGTAGTATTTGAAGTAAGAGAAGATACTAAGTGGTGGCAGACTGAGGGTAAGGACTCTCTTCCAGAAGATAGACATTGGGAGGAAGTTCCAATCTTTGTTAAAATAGTAGAAGATAAAGTAGACTCTGTTGGGAAAACTATACAAGTAGAAACTTACGTAGGAATGCTTACAGGATTTAGACCTGATTCTACTGATGGATACAAAGGACATACTCGTCAAATAATTTACGACACTATTAAAAATGGTGGAAAAGCTACATCTACAATAAAATCTAAGAAGTTTACTACTGGAAGTAAAGGTAATATTATCAACCTTCGTGATATACTTGGGAATGTAATCTTTGTAAATCCTGCTTCTGAAAATGGATTAGGGACAAGATTTGTTAATGGAGTTCCTACTAGCACCACTCCTATAGTAGCTATAGCTACCGGGGTAGAAACTAAAGATGCAGAAGGAAATACTAGCTCTATAACTCGTAGATGGGAATTAGGAAATACAGAAGGTTTAATGCCTGAAGAGTTATCTAAAATTTCATATGCATTAGAGCAAGCAATCCTTAACTATGATAACTTAACAGATGCAGGGGTTGTAGCATTCTTAGTACAAGACCCTAATGGAAACTACCGTGTAGTACAAGGTAGTACAAGATTCTTAACTCAAGAAGCACAAGATGCTGCTATAGCATCTTTGAAAAATAGAGATGTAAATACCTTTAACCAAATAGTTGGTACTAACAAGATTAAAGTATCTGCTCCTGGTTATATGTATGTGGAAGAAGTTAGTAAAAACTGGGGAGCTACAGAAGGAAAGAACGGTATCCGTGTAACATTCTGGTCTCCTGCTGCTAACAGCTTAGTGTCTGTACAATATGATAAACTTATTCCTGCAATAGAAGAATACAAGAGAACAGGTAATGCTGATCTCCCATTCTCTTTTACTGTAGTGGAGCAAACAGAAGAAGGTGGTAAAGATTTCAAATCTGCAGCAAGAGATAAAGCAGAGTTTGAAAAATTGAAGCCAGTAATGGTTAAAGAGTTTTTAGATCAGCTTGCTCAGAAACGTTTCCAAGTTTCTAAAGCCCTTCTTGAAACCAATGCTCCATATGTAAGCCCTATAAACTCTGAAAGAACTTACCCTTCTTACACAGATTATTTATTCTCTGAGAAAGAAGCAACGGAAGATCGTAAAGAAGGAATTGGAAGTAAAGCTATCTTAGCATCTGACGTAGCCAATAATGGGTATGGATCAGTCTTCTTTGACATCGGATTAGAGTTTGGAACTATTGAATCTAATGGAGTAGCTATAGAAGTTAAGGAGGAGATGAAAGCTAAGGTATTCGATCAGCCTACAAATCAACCTGCTCCTGCTGCAAATACTATCACTGCAGATATCAACTTGGGATTACCAACTCTTCCAGGAATGCCAGGTGTACCTGTTACTACCCCAGCTGTACCAGATGCTATTGCTGCTGCTATAGCTGCACAACAAGCTGAGAAAAAAGCTGCTGCAGAGAAAGCTGCTAGTAAAGAAACTGTAGAACAAGAGGTTTGGAAAAAGCACATTGTTAAAAAAGGTGAGACTTTAAAATCTCTTGCAGCTAAATATGGAACAACTGTAGATGCTATTAAGAAAGCTAACAACCTAAAATCTAATTTCTTAAGACCAGGTATGGCTCTTAAACTAAAAATAAAGGTTAAGAAGGAAGTTACAAAAGAAACTGCTCCAACACCAACTACTCCAGCACCTGCACAATCTACTGGGGCTCCTATGTCTATGGAAGACCTTCAAGCATTAGTAGCAGCAACAGAAGGATCAAATCCTGATCTATTAAACGAAGATATTGTATCTTTACAAACTGTAAGTGTAGATGGTATTGAATATGAAAAATCGGAAGTAACTTACTCCTTCTTAATAGAGTTAGGTAAAACTCCACAAGAAGCAAACGAAATACTAAAAGAAATCTGTTAATATGGCAACTTGTCCTAATAAAAATCTACCAGAGTGGAAAGCTCTAGAAAAAGCAAATCCTGAACTAGCATTATCCATATGGGATAAGTATGAAGGGAATGTGCCTGAAAGATTTTTCAAACCTATACAGGAGGATAAGGCTACAGCATGGTTAAAAGAAAGATTTCCAGACATAGATGTTACGATTGTTGATTCATTAGGAAACATAGGTAATGGAATTGTACATGGGTATGTACAAAACTCTGCAATATTTTTATCTAGAGGTGCAGAAATTGGTACAGAGTATCACGAAGCTTATCACATTGTACACCGTTCAATGCTAAATGATGCTCAACGTACTCTTGTAATAGACGAAGCTAGAAAAAAATATGGCCCTGTTACCAAAGAACAATTAGATTCTTTAAGAGAACAGTACCCAAATATTCCTCAACAAGAGCTTGAAGACCTTCACTACGAGGAAAAACTTGCAGAAGACTTTAGAGAGTATGTACTTTCTGAAGGTACAATGGAGAGAACTCTCCCAGAACGTATTGCTAAATGGTTCAAGAACCTATGGAGCTATATTAAACTAGCTACTACAAATCAAATTGCAATAAAAGATTTATATCGTTTAGTAGAGTCAAATAAAATTCCTGCTAAGTTTTTCCGTAACACAGAAACATTTAAGCCTGAAACAAAAGCTTACAGATATCGTCAAGAGTATGGAGAGGAAGCTACTAGAGAAATTACATCTACTCTTAGTAAATTCTTAATCGATAGAAAAGATATCCCAGGATTTAATGCAGAGACTGCTCTTGGTGTAGGAACCAATAAAGGAGATATTGCAAATTACTTTTTGATGAATGCCTACAGCACACCAGAAGGAAATGCTGTATCATTAGAAGATGCTAAAAAAGCATTTGAAGTAGAGTCTGCTTACTATAGAGCTGTTAAATCTAATAACCCAGAGAGACTTGCAGAAGCTACTAAAAACTATATAGATACTGTTGCATCTCTCAACGGAATTAAGTTTGAAAGACCGGTAGCTTTTGAAGATAGAAATCCATTGTTACGAAATATCTTCTTTGATATCTATAACAATTGGAATACTACTGTTGAACCTGAGTTTGGTAATATACAAACCATAGGATGGAGAGAATTAGTAGCCGAAGATATGAGAGACTTTGGTACTATAATCAAATACTCTAATGAGGAAACTATTGACTTTGAAGATGACAACGGTGTCGTAGAAAAGATTTATGGTAAGTCCAGTTTTGAGAGTGATCCTGCAGATGGTATGACTGGTAGAGTAAAAGAAATCCTATCTCGTGTAGAAAGTACAGAGGCAAACTTCTTAGGATATAATACTTACCTTCCAAAAGATGAGGTGTACATTGAATTACTAAACGTATTTTCTGGGTCCCCTAACTTTCAAACTATGCTTGCTAGAGCTGAAAACTTAATAAAGTTTAAGCCTAAGTATGCAAACGTACTGCCTTTACTAAAAGGATTGACAGCCGCAGATCAGTCAGCAATAAGAGCTGCATTTAGTTTACATCAAAATCAATTCTTATTATTTGTAGAGGATAAAACAGAAACTGGAACATCTTCTAAAATAATAAACTCTAATGAAAAATCTGTAGAGAGAGCTGAAGTTACTAACTGGAAAAATAATTCAGTAGAAGTTCAAACAGAAAAACCTAGAGCTGTCTATAAATATACAGTAGATGAAGAAGGAAACTTAGCTTTAACTGTTAAAAAAGAAAAAGCTAAGACCATTGCTACGAACTATATGGTAGTTCAGCAATCATTACGTTCTGCAGAAGAAGTAGAATCACAAACAGGTATCTCTAAACCTGTAATGGCATTAGCCAGAGTTCTTTGGGATATGAGTATGAACATTGGAGACTCAACAATCTTTATGCAGACTGCTCACAACTTACAGAAATATTTCAACACTGGAGTAACTGTAAGCCAAAACAATCGATTAGTATTCTTAAAAGGTAAACAACTTTATGCATACTACGTAAACCGTCCTAATCATGAACTATCTAAACTTGTAACTAAAATTGTTAAGTTAGAATTTGAAGGACAAACAATTAAAGCTTATAAGGGACCGCAAGAAAACCCAATTAATATATTTGGAGCAGGTGGTGAGCAGAGAACAATTCGTCATCTTGCATCGATAGTTCCATTATTTAAATCTAATAAGGGAACAAGCTTTGTTAATGGTATGAACTCGGCAGTTTATGATATGAACTTGCCTACATCTCTAGATACAATTATCTCTACTCTTACTTCTGAAACACCAGAAGCTGCTAAGATGTGGGATATGTATATGGCAGATCCTTTTAACAATCCTAATCCTCTAACTAACAACAAGTTCACTGGACTAATACTCCAGCTTTTAAAGAACCCTTTATATAGAACTGAATTCAAAAACTTTGTATACGATTCTACTAAAGGAGAGAAAGACTTTATTGCATTTACAGACTATGCAAGTTTCAACAATGCAGATAGTTTAATCACAAGGTTAAATGGATATCTAAATAATGCAAATAAAAACTTAGGGCTAAATCAAATACCTACACAAGGAGACCGTTCTCGTGCAGATGTTGTTCCATTTGCACGATCTAGAAAGCTGACTTCTACATTTGGAATACAGATGTCTCAAGAAGACATTATAGCTAGTTACATTATTCAAGACTTAGCTAGAATAGCTAAAGCAAAAAATGATTTACAGAATGCACCACTAGCATTACTGAGTGAAGGTTACCACTACACATCTAAACAAGGTAAAGATGGTAAGTTCTCAATTGTAATGAGAGATGAGAATGGTAAACTAGTAGGAAGAGCTTTTGATTCTAAATTCATGCAATTTGATGGAAAGCTTAATGGAATACAGATTGTAACTGACTTAATTATCCCAGCAAAAAACTCTACAGAAGACAAAATGTATATTAATGGAACTCGTCATATGAGTGACATGGTAGTTGATTTTTTAAATGGAAAATTAAAGCAAGAAGATCCAGAAGGATATGCAAAGTTTGAGGGGTCTGTAAAAGACATGGTTGCTAAAAGCATGTTATATTTTACTGAGAAAGCTGCTGAAGTAAAAGGCAAGCTAATAGAATATGATGCTGCTGATAGATTAGGAATGAAGCAAGTAGAAGAACTTGGAGGATTAGAATTAGTTCTAAGAGACTTTGTATTTGATGATTTTGTAGCACGTAATGAATTCAATAGAATATTCCGTGGATCAAGAGCTCATACTAAAAGCTTAGATAACTTCTACAAACGTATGGCTCCATTGACAACTCCTGTTTCTAGAATGACAATAGCTGGTGAACTAGCTGTAGAAGAACCTGGAGTAGCTGGACAATATGGTATGTCTCCTACATATACATCAGCAATTCTTAGAGATGATAATCTAAGAATGACTATAGCAGATGAAAATAGAAATGTTAAGATAGCTAAAGATCTAGAAGCTGGAATGGTAAATGCTGGAGTAGATCCTGCAATAGCTAAGAGTATTGCTCAATCATTTGATCCTACAATTACAAAAATTGAGGGTACAGATGGTCAAGGATTTGCATCAATTGACATGTATCGTAAGTCAATGCAAGGAGATGGTAAGTGGTTTGCATACCACGAAGATGCTTTTAACGAATACAAAAATGCACAGGCTGAAGGAAGGCCTGCAATATTTGCTTACCAAGCTACATCGGTTCTTCCAAGAAATGCAAAAGCTGGGCAGAGAATAATAATAGAGCCTTTTAAACCATACTTTGAGTCTCTTCAAAATATTAATAATAATGTTACTCCAATTAATGAAAAGAATTCTTGGAGAGTATTATTAGAAGAAGCTACTAAAGATAACTCCACAATGAATGACTTACGTCAACGTATGGAGAAGACAGGGCAGTATGCAAACAATCCTAACATCTCAAAAATTGATGTAGTGAATGTGGAGTCTGTTAGAAAATTCCATAAGTCATCTGTATATCAAGTAACAGGTGAAGCTGGGGAATTTACAAACTTATATGTAGAAGAGTTGAATTCTAGAGGATTAGGATTCCCACAAAAAATATCAGATACCGGTAAACAAAAAGCTATTATCAATAGACAGTTGAAAAAGAATGCTATTGCTAATGTAAATAAAGCAGGAGTTTACAAATACAATGCAGGGATTAAAGGCAAAGAAGTAGCAATCAAAGGAGACCAACTTCTTAAATTTTTCCACGAAGCTACTGAGAACATGGCTGAAATAGCTACAAGAAGTTTATTCAAAGAGTTAGGTATTGATGGCATTCTAAAAGCTCAGAAGAGTTTATCTGGTGAACGATTCAAAGAAGAGTATGAAGCTAGATTAAAAGCCTTAAAAATTATACGTGGCATTCTTGAAAAAGAAAATTTAGAAAGAAAGCTACCATCAAACTATGATGATGCTTTAAACATTGTAATAGATAAAGAAAGTGGAATGCCAAGGTTTGCTATTCCATTAGACTTCCCTGTATACCAGACTAAGTTCCAACAAATTTTATTTGGTATGTTTAACAACCAAGTATTCAAGCAGAAAGCTCTTGGTATAGAGGCAGTTCAGTTTGCACAGTTTGGAGGTAGTGAAGAAAACTCTAACTTAAACTTCTATGCAATCAAAACTGATAATGAAGGCAAACCTAGATTAGGACACATGGAAGTTATGATACGTCCTGACATTGCTCGTAAGTTTGGGGTAGAGCCAGGGCAATCTTTAGACAACATTCCAGAGGAACTTCTACGTATGATTGGATACCGTATCCCTAACCAAGATAAATCTTCTACAATCTTAATAAAGATTAAGGGATTCCTCCCAGATAATTATACAAAAGCAGTACAAGTTCCACCACATATTACCAAGTTGATGGGATCTGACTTTGACGTAGATAAACTTTTCATACTAGCTCCATACTTAAGTAAGAATGAAAAAGGAGAGGTAACAAAAGTAAGTCTAGACTATAATAAAGCTATCAAAGATAACACAATCAAAAATGCAGTACCTGAAGGGTCTAAAGCATTAGAGGTTTATACAAATGTAATCTTAGATACTATTGAAGCAGTAATGTCTAGTCCTATGCACTTAACAGAAACTGTTAGACCTTTGGATGAAGAAAGCTTGACAAGCATCATGGCTAGTATTCTAGAAAGAAATCCTTCTTTGGTTAACAATACTGAGTTTGCTAGTCCAATGAAAGAAACTGAAATTGCTGAAAGAGCAATTATCGGTAACACGTTGAAAGGATTGTGGAATAATGTGCTATCAGGTAGAAACGTAGCAGCTGCTGGAACAGTAGTTACAACTCCTGAGTATGCTATTAAACTTGACAATAAAGTTTATAAAAAGCATTTGGAAAAAGTAGGAACTGAGGCTACTAAAATAGATGCCACTATTCCTACAAGTACATTAATTGGTAGATATGTATCTGCTGCTGTGGATGCTGCTAACAATCCTAAGCAGTACGAACTTAATGATAGAACTATTACCTTACCTGTAGAAGCATTCTGGATAACATTCAATGGGGATACAGTAGCTCTGCACGATTTCTTGAACCAACCTATTATACGATATTTCACAGATGTTTTTTATAATAAGTATGGTGGAGAACTAACAGAGATGAATAGTGCATATGTAGATGCAATGAAAGAGTTTAAACTAACTCCTCTCAATGACATCAATAGATATGAGACTATTAATATGAATAGAAAAGATCTTGCTGAACTTAAAAGAAATGATAAGAAGAATATTACCCAAGGTATATTCATGAATAATTTCATGAAGTTTTCTAAAGCAGGATCTCAACTAATGGAGTTCTACCAAACTATTACCCCGGATACTGCTGACGGTATGAATTCTATAGATCGTATCGAAGCATATAAAGACAAGAGATTAGCTTTTGACGATAAGTCTGGAGCACAAGCATTTAGAGGACCTGATGGAATGAGCAATCCTGTTGATCAATTCTTAGGAGATGATTCTATTTATGGAACACAGAAAGCTTATGATAGAATGTCTGACTCTGCTATGCAGATGGCATCTATCCTCTTCCCGGCTAATACATCTCCAGCATTTAAAACATTCAAAGACAATCTTAAATTAAATGTAGGAGAGATACAGTTTACTCCAGAGCAACATAGAGATATCTCTAGGAACTTAAATTTAAGAATGCTTTTAACTCCAAGAGTTTTACTTAGAAATGATATGGGGGAAATAGATGTTGTTGAAGAATCTCCACTTGCAGACTTCTTTACACAAGAGCATCTTTCAAAAACCTACCTTTCAAAAGATACTAATATCGATAAGAAATTAGATGAGATGAAAGCTAAGTACCCATCTTTAACAGGCAATAAGTTCGTAAGCAACTTTGCAAGAGATGAGAAGAATGACTCAATGGAGGCTAAATTTTTCACAGTTAAGTTTGATAACTCATACGGATTCTCTAGAACTGAGAAGGACATGTTTACTGCAGAGCTAAGAAAACTTCTTTACTCTCCAGAAAAATATGTTACCGACCCAGGAAATACTGAGCAAATAAAAGAGATCAAGGAACTTGCAGAAGACCTAGCAGCTCATTCAATTGTTAGTCGTGGGTTCGACATTGGAGCTAATTCCTTTACAGATATCATACCAGTAGAATTCTGGACTAGCCCAAGAATAAATAGATATGGAAAAGATGCCGGAAAGGTAACTGCAAAATCTCCAGTAGAATTCTTCATGACTAAAGTAAAAGATGTTCAAAGCAACGACTACTTGAATGATGAACTCTTTAATTTTATTAGAGCTAATGCATTCATGAGACATGGAAAGAAAACTTTGTTAAGAAAAAAGAATATTTCTAAGCTAGCAGACCAACTTGCAGTGAGTGGAATAAGTAATAATTTCGTACTTTTGGTAGATAAGAAAAATAAAGATGTTGGATTATTTGTAAAATCTTCTACTACAGAAACAGGTGGGGTATACACAAGAGTTCAACCTCTTGGAATTTCAAAAAGACTAGTAGAGTTGTCAGGAGTATCTAATATAAATCCTGAAGTAGGAGTTACAACATCAGTAGAAGGTGGAGCAATGGTACTGTTAAAAGATAATAGAGAGGAGGGTGATGACAATGAGTCGTTAACATTCTGTTCAATTTAATAAGAAATGGCAAATAGAAAATGTAATGTATTTACTACGGCTAGCACTGGTCTAAGAGTATCAGCAGCTAGTACTGAACTTGCAAACTATCTTGTAAACACTTTAGAGAAATCTAGAAAGACTGCAGATATAATGGATATATTGACTAAAGTAAGGTTAGTCAACAAGTTCAAAGGAAATTATTATGTAAATAAAGGGTCTACTAACTCTACTCTATCTGACCAACTTAATGGAATTGCACAGATAAATAGTTATGCTCGTTCTGCATTTGGAGCTACTAGAGATTTAGTTGTAACAGATAAAATAAAAAGCAGCCCTACCAACTCTGGATACAGCATAGCAGATGCTAATGGACAGATGCAATGGAAAAGTCAAGACACTCATAGTGTAAAAATAGATCCTGTAGCATTAAGTGAATTACGTAGAGAGCCACTAGGATTATATAATTCCCCTACTAACAGCCAAGAGGAGCTAGTCAAAGCTTATGAACAAATGGACATGTTCAAAACTTATGGGGAAGAAGTGCAAGAGTTAGCACAAAGTGTTGTAGGCAGAAGATACGTAGAAGGTTTACAAGGTTATCTAGATATGATCGGTCGTCCACAAGGACAACAATTATCAGAAACAGTTATATCAGAAACTGCTAGATTAGAAAACTCAAGTGAGCAAAGATTCTCTAACACTGGAGAAGCTCAATTAGGGAAAGTAAAAATACAGGCCAAAAGATTACAAGAGGTATTCCAAAAGGTTGGAGTAAAAGTAGATGTAGTTTATGACCCTAAACTTCCAAGTATAGGTAAAATAAGCCCTGGAAAAAATGGAGGGGTAGTCATTACACTTAATCCAGATAGGATTGCTGAAGATACAGCCTACCACGAGTATGGTCACTTATATGTAGATTTGTTAGGGTATAATCACCCTGCTGTACAAGCTGCAGTAAAAGAACTTAGAAATACAAACCTGTACAATAAAGTACTAGAAGAATATCCAGAGTTAGCAGAGGATCAAGAGAAACTAGATAAAGAGGTATTAGCTACTGCTATTGGGTTAGAAGGAGCTAAATTAGAATATAAAAATCCAAGCAAATTTCAACAGTTCTTTAATAGAATATTTAGAGCAATTGCTAAAAAGTTTGGAATTAAAACTGATATGGCTGCTCAGTTAGCTCAAGACTTATTTGCCGGGGACATAAATCCAGGAGAATTTGGAGGAGCTATCAGCCTATACGAACAGCAAAGTAAGGGATTATCATCTTTACAGAAGTCAGTACAAACTGCAAAAGTAAATGCTGTAAAAGCTGTTCAAGAAAGTTTGGACATGGCCTCTAGAAGCACTACCCCGGAATCTAAATCTGCTGCACGTTTATTAAAATCTCATAAGGCAAAACTCAAGTTAGTAGAAGAGGCAGAAGATTTTGTAGGACTAGTAGACTATGTTAATCAACTATTTAATAAAGCTCAAAGTGACTTTGCAATGGTTGAAAAGATGTCTGTAGATTTAGAAAATATTGATGAAGAAGAACGACTCAAACTAATTAACATTCTTGGGAATATTGCTAACTACATGAGAACTTATTATGATAGCAATAATACTAGAGGTGTAATGAAAGATATATCTGATGCTGTAAAAGAAAAGTTAGATGAGCTTCAGAAAAAGAAAACAGTTACTCAACAAGAGTTAGATAACATCCAAGTGTTAAGAGATAAAGTAATAGCTCTAAACAATAAAATGGATGAGACCTATACAAAGTACTTAAAATTAGGTGCCCCTTTACATGCTTCTCTAATCCTTGGCTATCATAAAAATACAGGATTAAATGATGAGCTAGAAGCTTTAGCTCAAAGTATAGAGAAGGATGGGGTGATGAGAAAGAATTTGCTTATTGAAACAGAAGCAACTTTAAAAATTAGAGATGATTATAAGAAAGATCTTATAGATAAACCTACTAGAGATAAATTATTAATTGAAGAACTTGTAAAGCAGATTCGTGGAAAAAAGATAGGACTTCAATCTCTTATTGATGAACTTGTAAATGCTCAGATGGATAAGACTAAGTACAGTGTACTTATGGATCCAGTAATCAATTCTTCTCAAACAGCTATACAATTATTCGTAACAGAAGTAAAAGCTTCATTATTAGAAGCAGCAGAAAAAACTAGAGATGTTCAATATAGTCTATCAAAAGATTATGAAAACTTCATGGCTCGTAAAAGTGGCTTTAATCCTACACAAGCTTATGCTAATATGTATGAGGTTATTAGCCATTTTGTTGTAGAACAAGACAATAAAGGTAATAACATTAGAAAGGAAATTAAAGTTTTAGGATTTGTTCAACCTTATGATGTTACAAGATATTGGAAAACTTTTTATAACATGCTCGATGAAGCTGAGAAGAAATTCAAAAAGCCGAACATTGGGGATAGAGATGCCTATGATGAATGGAAAAAATCAAAAGAACCAAAGTTTGTAGAACTTCGTAAGGGATACTACAGAATGATAGATGACTGGCATGCTAAGAATAGTAAGACTTCTCCAAATGCCATGCAAAGAAAGTTAGATCTTGAAAAAGAATATAGAGCTGTAGAGAAAGAATACTATAAATATAGAGATATAGATGTAGATAGAGCAGCTTTAGCTTTAGTAGAGATGGAACAGATTGAATCAGATATTAATTATATCTACAACAGTTATTCAAATAGTTTCCGTGGAGATGCTGTTATGCCTAATGATTCATACTTAAATCCAAAATATACAGCTCTTAAGAATACACAGACTGAAGATTATAAATATATGTACAAACTACTAGATATTTATAATAAACACTCAGACAAAATCGGAGAGACTAAACAAGTTAAAAATACTTGGGATACATATACATATATGGTTCCAACAGTTAAAGCTGATACTCTAGGACAAATGCAGAATAATGGATTCTTAGCTACTAGTAGAGAGATGCTAAGAGAAGGATTCATGATTACTGAAGGAGATACAGAATATGGAGAGTTAACTGCTGCTCAAGCTAGACAGCAAATCGTTCCAATATTCTTTACTTCTGTTATGTCAGAAGCATTAGTTACAAGAGATTTAACTGGGGCCATAATGCACTTTGTTAAAATGGCTAATGATTTTGAATCTAAAAGTAAAATTCAATCATCAGTTATATTGATGAGAGATTTGATAAGAAATAGAAAAGTTTTGGTAGAAGGAGCTTTAGCTTATGTTCCACTTGTAAATCAATATGCTAGAAGAAATGGGTATATAGAATATGAAACAAGAGAAGGGATTACAAGTAACACATCCCAAATGGTAGAGGAGTTTATTGAATCAGTATTCTTTGGAAGAAAAGATATATTAAATACTGTAGGTATAGCAGGAAAGTCAATAAGTGCAAGTAAAATTACTTCTGCAGTTACAAGATTCACAGCACTAAAAGCTCTATCATTTAATGGTCTTCAAGCTACTAATCAATTGTTCTTAGATAACCAGAAATTAATTGAAGAAGGAATTGTAGGTCAGTACTTTAATAAGACAAACCATGCATGGGCATTAGCAAAGTTTATAACTGGAGCCGCAGGTATATCTGATTGGGGAGCATTTGCCCCAAAATCAAAACTTATTAAATCTGCTCTCTGGTCAGATGCTTATACAGATCAGCTAGGCATGGATCAAGTATCTAATATCACAGGTAGCAGATTAAGAAAATCTCTAGTTGGAGGAGTTGGGAGTATTTTACAAACTATGGCAGAGCACGAAGCTGTAATAGTTCGTATGCTTGCATTGATGGATAGTTATAAGGGAAAGCTTAAAGATAAAAATGGAGATGTAATTAAAAATGCAGATGGTACAGATGCAAATCTCTATGACCTATTGATAGAAAAAGCAAATGGTAATTTAGAATTAGATCCAAGAGTAGCTAACTTAACTCAGATGGATTTTGTTAATAAGCTTAGTGGTTTGATGAAAAAAACAAACCAAGTTAAAGGAGATGTAGATAGAGCATTAGCTGAAAGAAGATGGTGGGGTAAACTTTTAAACTTGTTCCGTCGATTCTTTTCTCCAGGTTTACGTAAACATTGGGGATATGGATCTAATCGTGGAGTTCATGTTGATACCGAATCTGGGGTACTTGCTAATGGTATGTACAAAGTCTTCATGAATTATATGGTTCAAGCAACAAAAGCAGGACTTAAGTATCGTGGAGTATATGGTAAGCATACAGAATGGGAACAAGCAGATATTAAACGTACATTGTCTCAAGCAGCTTGGGTAATTACTACTAGTGTTGCAGCAGGAATGTTAATGGGAGATGATGATAAAGACGATAAAGTATCACAATTCTTTGGATACCAAGCTATTCGTATGAATGCTGAGCTTCAACAATTCTATAACTACAAAGACTTTTTGAGAATCATCCAATCTCCTACAGCCACTGTAAATATGGTTGAGTCAATGTTTGGATTAGCAGAGCAAGCTTTGTTCTATGATCTTCCATATACTTTAGGATTTGAAGTAGACAAGAAAAAGATATTCTACCAAAGAGCAGAATCAGGAATGAAAAAAGGAGATAGAAAGATTAAAAAACAAGCCTACGATAATATACCATTCTATGTTGGAGTAGACAAAACTTTCAATCCAAAAGAAGCTTCAGAATTTTATAACAAATAAGCTAAAGCAGAATAAAAAAAAGGGCCATGAGGCCCTTTCTTTTTTAATACCCTGATGCAGGATCGTTAGTATAACGAATCTTATCCATATCAACAGTTCCATTAGATTCCATCTTCGGTAATCCAAGTTGATCAATCCCAAGAACTTTAGAATATGCTTTGCTATAAGCTGCATCTTTCTCAGCTATTTGAACTTTTAGAAGAACAAGGTATCCAATCAAATCCATAAGAGTATCTTCAGAAGCAGATCTAAAACCTGCATTCTTAATACGAGATAACTTATCATCGATTCGTACAAGTAACCCATCTACTGTATCCCCTTTAGAAAATACTCGTAGTGGTGTTAGTGCTGAATCTCCATAGGCTTTGTTCTTTAGTAACAAAAGTGATTTGATTTTGTTACAAACATCTGCAATTTGCTGTTCTCTATCGTTCATAGTAAATTGATTTGGTTATCTATTTCTGTTGTCTCCTTCTGTGGTAATTTAAACCAGTCGATTGGCTCTGCAATTACATCATTAACTTTAATGAAGTGATTACATCCAATGAATCTAGCATTACCTCCGTATACCTCAGCAGCCGGATGACTTGCTGCAAAGATAATATGTGATTTATCATGGATGTTGTTTACTTCTTTAACAATCCCTCCAAATGCATGTTGTGCAAACTTACCCCAAAGTAAGAAAACAACTCCATCTAGATTCTCACATATTGCTCTAACCATTTCTTTGGTGTACCAGCCCCACACCATCTCGTGTGAATTTGGTTTACCCTTAGTAACAGTTAAAGTAGTGTTCAGTAGCAATACCCCTTGCTTGGCCAGGTGCGACAATGAATAATCAAACTCAGTATTTTTAGCTTCTGATTCGTCTATTCCATGAGACCTACAGATTTCTCTCTGTATCACTCGTAGACTTGGATTGATTTTCATTCCCTCTTTGACCCCAAAGGCTAAGCCAGTAGCAGCACCATTGTGGTACGGGTCCTGGCCGATAATAACAACTCGTAAATCTTTCATCTGACACAGCTCGAATGCTCTGAATACCTCATGCTTATCTGGGTAAACAGTATAATTATCTCTGTGATGTTGAATAAATTCTACGAGCTGATTGTACAGCCCAGGGTGGTTACCTACTATCGATTGATGAATAGGCCCCCAATCCCCAAGCTGTTCAAGCAGTTTACTCATTCGTTAAAAAATTTACGTTATCTAATTTTACTTTCCCTGTATAGTATTGTTCTGGATCAAATGTTTCTTCGATTAAATTTGGTGGAGAATGTAACTCATTCTCATCTGGTATCATTACGTCTAATTGTTCCTCAAGATCCTTCTTCAACGAAGGAGACTTGAATAGGATTTTAGCTGTTGACCCATCCATATTAAATCCATGATAATCCAAAATCTTAAGTTTCATGATATCATCTATCTCTGAATACCTACCATTCACGAAATGATTGTATGCCGTCTCTGCATAATCTGGTACACTAAATACAAACATAACGTGATAAGGATCGGTATCTATTCTATACTTAAAGGTTCTAAAGTTTGACAAGGCCTGTTCAAATTTAATGAACGTAGGATCCCCTGAAAAACGATAGAGCAATGCAATTATCCCAGTCTCATTAGGAATGGCAACAAATGCATTAACTAAAAGCTTCTCCCAATAAAACAACTCCCTCTTTCCTCCAAGCATTGGGCATAGAAAAATTGTAGATTTAGTTGCTCTTGCAACTGATAGATCATATCCAGCTAAAAGATTTACAGCATTATAAAGTGGTGTAATGTAGTTAACTCTATAAGGAGTCTTAGTACGATTTCTAACAATCTTACCTACATCATGACGAACTTTCCCATTAACTAATGAGAGAATCGTCTTACCATCTTCATCATAAACTCTAGAATAGTCTGCAACACTTCCTGTCATACGAATGGTTCTTCCATTCACGGGGGTATAAATTATCTTACCATCCGTCACTATCTGCTGGCTCATAATAAGTAATCGGTTTTAAGGGTTCTAAATTATTTTGAAGCTCTCTGAGAATATCCTCAGGACTTTGAAGTAAATATACAAGTTTAAAGTTAGTATAGAACTGCATAATGCCTTCTGTACTTCCAAACTTCTCGATATACTTCTTCAAAACAAATGCTTCAACATCATTAGTTCTCCCCATCAACCAATTCTCTGCCGTCTTTACTCCAACACCTGGAATGCCTGTGATGTTATCTGTACTATCTCCCATCAATACTTGTTTCCACAAGAACTGATATGCATCGTCTGGTGACGTATGCAGGAACTCAAGAGTACGATAATTAAAGTGCATGCCTGGGCATTGATAAAGAACGTCCTTATCTGGTGAGCAGATAATAGTTTTCCGTGCTTCATTCTTAGCATAATAACTTACAAGATCGTCAGCCTCCAATCCCTCTACTCCGTAGAATCCCCATTTTTGTTTGAGGTATTCTCGAAGGGCAGGGAAAATGACAGTCTTAGGTCTATGTTTTCTATTAGCTTTATAATCCTTGCTAACTTGATAACGAAAGCAATTATGATCTGTAAGAAATCCAACATATGTAGGGGTCTTGCATTGTTCAAGAATGGTCAAGATCCTGGAGTCTAGCCCTTGTAAGGCTTCCTCCAGGGTTGGCTTGTCCATCTCATAATAAATTAAGCTATCTCCATCAATTAGACATATCGGTTCCACATTTCCTACACTCTGGTCTAATGTATCTTCCATCTAGCTCAATTTAAATGTTATTTATTCTAGCAATCTTTGCCTTTATTTCTTCAATAGTAGATGAAGATTTCTCTACTGCTTCTCTACGAGCTGTTGCCCATTCATCATCAGTTTTAGCTGCATAAGTTGAAGAGTGATAAATAGAACCATTTACACCTGCCAAACTTGAATGCACAAAATACTGAATACAACGAATAGCACCAGTTGAATCATCTGGAACAGCTCCGATATGCATCGGGTCTACAAAGATATTGTGAATTTCCCCTGAGATACGGTGGATATACTCAAGACCTCCGAAGTGTAAACCAGGTACACAAGAATGACGGTCGTTAGTATCAACTTGATCCCAAGATGCAAGACGATGAGTACATCCTACTTTGATGAAATGCCCAGGCTTTTCATAGCCAGTAGGACCTTCACAATAGAATGCATCTCCGCCATCACCCATGATAGCAGGTTGGAACAAACGATCCTCAACAAACTCTGGTAAGCCTTCTGACTCAATTTCACCAGTGTCTACATTGAATGTACGTTTGTAACGGTCTACTACTTCTCCAGTTTCTGCATCAAACTTGTGCAATACTTCTGATGATACTTTGTAACCATTCAACAAACCTTCCTTGGTGATCTTCATTTGATACATAGTAGCTTTCTTCTCAGCTACGTCATGGCTAAAACCTTTCTCCTCGGTAAGCTCTTTGTAAAGAACAGGATGAACATACTTCAAGTTAATGAAGTTGAAGAATCTTGTAGAGAATTCAACTCCAGTACCTTTGTGCATCTTCTTCCAAAGAATTGGGTTACGAAGCCAACGAGTCCACATCTTAACAAGTGGCATGAAGTCTAACCCCATATCCATAGACTCATAGATTCTCTCTACAAGTGCTGCTGGCATTGGAATGTTAGAAACTACATCACCAGTCTTCAAGAAGAATTCCCCGGTTGCTTTGTTCACATAGATAAACTCACATTTATCTTCGATAACTTGAGTATAGTCTTCTACAGCTAATCCTTCGAATGTATCCAAGATGGCACGAAGCTCATCCATTGTTTCTACACGATCAGCTTTTTTAGCTAACTCTTGCATTTTATTGTACAACTCTTCAGTGTACGTTACAGAGAATGACTTCTCCCCGTAAGATCCGACGATGTTTCCATCGATTACATTTAAACTAATCATAAAAGATTTTGTTATTATTTGTATTACAAATTTAATGAAATAAATGACTCGAACTCATTTAATTCTTCAACAGGAATGGTCATTTCGAGTAACCCTTTTGCTTTAAGATACAGCTGAATCTCACGTTTAGTATCCTCTTCTTCATACTTATAATTAGATATCTGAGATAAGATATGTTTAGAAGTATCTGTGAAGTCTTTGTAGAAAGATAAGATTGCTTCAAATCCTGGAAGACGAATCTTAGCACCTGGAATATCAGATAGCATAAACAAATCCCCTGCTGCTTTAGCAATTGCTTGCTTGTCATCAGGTGAGGTCATGCTTACATACTCTAGTGCAGCCATCTTATTCAGTCTCGTAAAAACCTCATCAATTACTGGATGGCTTTTACCTTTCAACTTGTAAGATAGCTTGCCTGCTACACCATCAAGAGATTCATACATCTTTCCAAATAAAGGATTGATAGATTGTAAGTTCTCAAAGAAAGGTAGAACTCTATCTACATCCATTACATGAGCAGCATAATATGCTCTCAGATAGAAGCTGCAAGTAAGATTGTCATCCTCATCCACAGCATAGAAGAACTCGTCAATATGCTTGATATTTTCTACGTTCTTAACTTGCTTGACATTAGCTTCACTAAGCTTAATCAACTGTGGACTTTTAGTCTCTCTCTTTACTACACTTCCCATAGAATACTCATTTAACTCTCCTCTACCATTCATAAATCTAGTAGGATGACACATATAGAAATGCATAGCATCACTTCTACTATTAGAATAAGGGGGAGTATAAGTAGCTCCAGGATAGATGTCACAGATTCTAGGGGCAAACATCTTTAAGATTTCAGCAGCTAGCTTAAGCTTCTCACCGTCTTCATCTGTACCATAATAAATTATAGTCTCAGTTGCTCTAAGTTCTGATAGCTTTGGCTCTACCTTATCCCATACAGAATCATCCCAGTTAACAGCATTCCTAGCAGTAGCTTCACGAACAGTGTAACCAACAATCTGCTTGTTTAACTCACGAAGTTCAGCTGGAGTTAACTTTTGTGTTCCTCCTCCTGTAGCAGCCAGTACTTCTTCCTCCTCTTTAAGAGTAGCCTCAAAGTCATCAGGAACTATCACATCATCATAGCATTTGTAGCTTTCAGATAATTGTAAATACTTCTCGATTTCTATTTGGTTCTTCTTAATCTTCCCTAACTGTGCTTCATACAATACTAAATCTTCAGGTCGTGTAGCAGGATCATCACACTTGTCCTCTAAGTCTTGAGTTGACTTCTTCCGAATTGAGATAAAAGAACCACCATTCTGCTTCATAAGATATGCATCTTTAAGTCTGGTAAATCCTTCTTTTCTGTAATACACTTTAGCAATGTCAAACTTTTCCCAAGTATCAACATCAGTAGTATTAGAGACTATCTTAAATTCTCCGTTCTCAAGCTTATTGCTCAAGGTATGCAATCTAACATTGAACCCTTCAAAGATTTTACCCATGTGCTCAAACTTAATTCGTTTGTTCTCTGGATATACCGGCTTTAAAGACTTAGTGTCAATGATTCGACTCATAGCCTGCAATACTCTACCGTTTGAAGAGTGATCCTCTGTAAGTTTCCCTGAGAATACTACATTCTTACAAGCTTCTACCCACTTCAAGAAGTCGGTTTCATTCAGCTTCTCTTGCACAAGCTCTGTTGCTTCCTCAGCTGCTTTAATAATCAAGTTCTGAACAAACTGTTTAGTGTGGTCAGACCAGATTACTTTCTCACGGCTAGGAGTAACATCGACTCCGTCTTGAATAACTACTTCTTCCCCAAGTTCATTCTTATACACTTGTCGTATAGGACACTTCAGACCAACTGCCCCATATAACTGCTCCATCTCCAACTCTCGGAAATCCACATGACCATAGTTAATACCAGTGGCTGCTCCCTCTGCTTTAACAATGACGATATGTGGACGTGCATAATAGTTACTCTCAGTGATAATCAAATGCTTTGAGTTGTAAATCACACTAGGTTTGAAGTCGATCTCTCTTTGATATCCATTCTCTTCAACCACGGAGAATTTAACATTACTCAAGTAAGTTAATTGCTCACTGACTGCATCAATAAAACGATCTGCATTATGCTTCTTAACTCCAAACGAAATTGTACTTCCGTTCAATTCTGTAGTCGGCTCGTAATAGACTTTAGTCCCATCAGAAAATATGATGTATGGATTCTCTTGGCCTGTACTAAGATTAAATCTCGGAATGAGAAAATCTGTTTTGTAGTTAAAGCAATTTGCTTTGAATCGTTGACCGTTGTACACAGTCTCAATTGTGTAGAAGTCTACACCAGTAGATAATGCAACTTTAGCCCCTAAACCGAAAGCACCAAAGTTCTCTGAAGTATTACGTTTAGTTGAATAACCTAACTCTAGGATACCTTCTAAACGTCTACCTCCGATACCAACACCGTAGTCTTTAATTATGAACTCGTCACAATATCCAACTCCAGGGTTGTGCTTGTAGATAACGTCAATGTGTTTGTTTACTACATCAAGATTAGTTATACTATAATAACTAGGATCGAAGTTACTGTCTTCGTACTGCTCACCTTCTCGATTGATGTAATAATCTTCCACAGTCTTTTGCCCAGTCAATATCTCTATGGCAATCTCCTTCTCTCGTTGAGAATCGCAGGCATTTGTTACCAGCTCTCTGACAGTTGAAGGGATTGGGGTAGAATATTGTGTGGCTTGCAATATGTCAAACACCAGTTTCTCTGCACCACGATTGATACGTTTAGCAACACCGGTATCTGAACCGACAAATTCATTGTCAATTTGTTTGATACTCATAATAAGTTTCTAGCTTTTTTGTAATCTTTTTGAATCTCTAATAGTTTCTTAGTACACCACTCTTGTGGTAAAGGGGCCACTCTCTTACTTCCATGACTATTGGTAAAGTCAACAGACCCTAATCCAGGGTTGTTAATCTTTTTATATAGCCATGAAGCATCTTGATTATCTCTTTTATCGTGGTAAGGATGCTCCCACCAAGACCCTCCTAAATGATAGAAATAAATCTTGCTTTCGTCTTTCATACTATCGTAGATAGCATAGTGTATCCCACTACCAATAGAGATAATAATTAAGTCTCCCTTTTTAAGAGTTTGTGGTTTAAGAAACATAGAGCTTTCATTAATAGTTAAGCTCATATTTCTTAAAAATTTGAGGTTTATAGCTCAGATATGAGCTGAATCACCTGTAGTACTTGTTTTTGATCTTTTGGTAAGAATAACGGACAGACAGAATCAGTATCGATTAGATGCTTCTTGAAGTTCTTCCAAGTGTTTGGAAATCTATCATTAGCAAAACCTTTACATTCTATCACCCATAGCAGCTTACCATCTGCATCGTGACTTACAAAGTCTGGTGTGTAAGAAATCCCACGAATCTTATCCTTACTCTTATCTACGAATTCTTTACTTGTACCTTTAGTTTCAAAGATTGGACAAGGATAATAGAAACCATCAGTCAACTGATAAGAATGCTCTTCGTAAGTAAAGTCTACTCCGAGTTCTTTCAGCTTCTTGTAGCAGAAGACTTCCAGCATAGATTTGAACTTAATCCCATCTACTTCTTTCTGTCTTGCTTGAATCTTTCCTTTGGTTAATCCTCTTGACTTGGTACTAGCTTTTCGTACAGTGTTGGATCTAGTTCTTGAATTTCTTTTAGCCATTGACGTTCTGTTTCTTTTGCCCTTAGTGGTGTTTGCACGTCAAAGTTAGTCGAAGTTCCGAGATTAGAAAATAAAGTTGCACACTTTTGCAAAATCTCATCTATTCTGGTTCTTACGATAGGGTCTGTATAATACGGTGTCTCCATTGGTTTACGGTAATTGAATTTTAACAATCTTCTCTGCCACTTCTATCCCATGATCTCTTATCAGATCCGAAATATCTTTCGATTTGTAGTGGGCTGGCAAAATTATGTTAATTAGATTGAACTCAGAGCAAATTTTATTAGCCATTGTCTGGCCAGGATTTGTCTCTTTCTCAAAATCATTATCATACAAGACAGCTACAACTTCAAATCTCTCCCTTAACTGATTGATTAATGTTGCATCAGGCATCTGCATCTCACTCTGTAGAGCAATAGCTTCATACCCCAATACATTTAAGCACATGACATCCTTGAGAGAAGAGGCTAGAATAACAATGTCTCCATTGTCTTTTAGTTGCTCCCACCCTTGGATGTCATCTTTAGAAGTGTTGCTATACCACTTACCCTCTGTTTCAAATGGTCTGTAGATTTTATAACTACCATTAATGTTATATACATAACTAGGAGTGTGGCAACGGTAACGTGCTTCATTAATCCAAAAATAATCAATTGGTTCGACACCAAATTTAGTCAATAACCTCTTAGAAATGTGGAATTGGCTCCAGAAATTTTTATCTTCCTCCGACCATTTTCTTGCACGTTTTGCAAGTTTGGTAGGCCGTCTTTCTATAACCTGTTGATTCCCATACGTAATAGCTACTTGACTTTTAATAACAGAACCTGACTGCAATCCCAATCCAAAATCAGTGTCAATAACTCTCATTGCTTCTGAGAATGTTAACCCAAATTTTGCTTGTACATAAGAGAAACAATCATGGCTATCTCCACTCCCAAAATCTTTGTAAAGAACTTTACCATTGAATGGTATAATTGAGCACGTTGGGGACCTATCCTCTCTTAGCTCACTGCAAAACTTGTCACCAAAATTCTTAAAATTGTGACAATAATATCTGAAAATGTCGTACTCAGATATCCTACACAATATAGAATCCTTATGCAAGTATGCATCACTGCTTCTTGATTCAATCATAGGGAGGCTAAATTAAAAAGAAAGAGGGTTACAATATGTAACCCCCTGACTTTTTTTGGTTAAGGTTTCAACTACATCCAATCGTCCTTATCATCAGCTTCTTTGAAAGGAGTCGTAGACTCTTCCTTAGCATCAGCTACGATCATCGATGGAGAATAAACCCCAAACTTAAGATCTTTGCTGTACTCAGCATTGAAAGAACCATAATCCTCGTTAAGAGCTTTAACGAACAAGTTGTCGTTGGCTGGCTTAAGACGACCGAAGTGACGGTTATAAACAGTCTGATACTTCTCATCTTTAACACCGATCAACACACGAAGTTTGTTAGCAGCTAATGCTTTAACATACTCCTTCAACTCTTTAACATCACCTTTAGCAATAGAATCGATAGTATCGAAACTAATCTTGCCACCGTTAGCAACGTTAGCCCAGGCTTTAGTGAAGTTAACAAGTGTGTCCTCTCCAACATAAGCTTTACGGCTAGTGTCAGAGTTCTTCCACCAATCATATGCAGGAACGTCTGCACTCCAAGTCATCTGACCGATGTTGTTAATCCACATATACTTGTCTCCACTTTTAGAAGTACGAACTTCTGGCTTCATCAAGATGTCGAAACGTACAGTTACATTAGGATCATCGTGACGAAGATAGAATACAACTTTGTTGTACTCTTCGTTGTTGATCTCAACACTATAGTTTGGTTCATCTTTAGCATTAATTCCAATTGCTTGGAGTTCTGCTTGAGTAGGGTTAACTGCCACTACACTTACAGGGGCAATACCAGTATATAACTGATAACCACCACCTGCTACTACTTCTTCTGAATTGTTTGACTCAATTGCCATTTTATCTAATTTAAATTTAACAAAAATAAGTTTTATACACTATGTCCTGTTGCTGACGGAACTCTCAGTTGCTGATAGCTTCTTCAGTTGTTACATGCTCTTGAATAGCATCCATTAAATCCATTTGGTTTGGATCTGCATGTTGCTCTAACTCATTAAGGCTAGACTTGCTAACAAGAGTGTCATCGACCAATGTAAAACGTACTGGAATCTTTTTACGAGCACGTAAGCCAGTCAATTTAGGGTGCTTGAACAACTCAGTAACTTCAGCTTTAGTCAAGCCATACTTAGTTGCAATACCTTCACGATCGATGCCATCGTTTAAGTCGTTAATAATTCCAGTCACAGTTAAAGTGATTGGTCCTTCAGTTGTTGCATTATTTGCAACTGTTCGGTTTTGTTGAATTGTTGCCTCTATAGACATTTTCTTACAGTTTTAATTAATCAATATAAATTTTACTCCAGTCAAGCTCCATCTCTTGACCTCTTAAATGCTCACAACGTGAGCCGGCAGTGACATCATCAGATGAATTGAATGAGATCATAGTTTTGTCCTCGTTTCTATACACATAGCCAATGGCATCTGAGTTAGCACAAGCAATACTACGGATCTTACCAGTCAAGTCTAAATCTTTAGCTGATACCTCCTTACCTTTCTTCTCGATCTGCTTATCTTTTAAGTGACCGATGTAGATGATGTGGTCAGACAAAGTCTCTAGTCTATCCATCCACTTCTTTACAGCCATTCGTAAATACAAATAGCCTGCACCGTTAGGTAAACTTAAAACTGACAATCCCTTGTTATCGGAATCGAAGTTCTTACCCATTGGAGTTTGACGATAGAGCTCTTTACCCTCTGCTTCACACCATACTTCTAACTGAGTTAAGGTGTCGATAGCAATATATTTGTAAGGCTTTCCAGCTTTCATAATTGCTTTACCAACTTCACTTAACTCTTTTAGACTAGCTGCTTTAACTTTCAGTGCTTCTACCATATCCGACCCTTGCTCTAGGTCTATGATAAGACATCCATCAAGTTTAGCAAGTGCTGTTGTTTTACCTATCTTAGGTGGTCCGTAGATAATCATATGTCTAGGACTCTTACGAAGGGCAGCGACCTTCTCTGTTGGCAGTACTAACTCCATTCTTTACTTGTTAACTTATAAGTTTACTTTTTAACACGTTCTGTCAAATTGAATGTTGACAAATCAGCTTCGTAGGGAATCATACCCAATTGACCATCACGATTCTTCTCGATATGACAGGCTAACAACCCCTCAGGATCCTCTCCACAATAAGCATCTGTAATACCGTAAAGGTCGAATGGTCTTTGTAGCATCATCACTACGTGAGCATCTTGCCCAATAGAATCACCACCGAATAGGTCTGTAAGCTGTGGTTGATACTGTTGTTTGGCACGATACTCTTGCTCGATATTCCTGTTTAGCTGTGACAACAGAATAGAAATACTACCCATTCGTGCTTGCAACCACATACAAGTCTTCGATACTTGATTCAGCTTCTGAAGCTCTGTGTCTTCTGAGCCTAGAATCAATCTCGAATGGTCGTAAAGATTAATGATTGTGTGTTCAGGGTATCTTTGGAATACTCTGTTGTTAATCTCTTTAATCTTCACCATGTTCTGTGGAATGGAGCAGAAAAAGATAGGATACTTCCTGTAAGTGTCTACGGCATCTTCATACTTCTTAACATTTTGGTCTGATAACTTTTGGTCGACACTGTATAACTGTGAAAACTGGAGTTGTGCCTTATTTGATGCAGCTCTCATGATCTGCTGATAGTCAGGCATCTCGAACGTCCAGTACAGAACTATTACTTTCTTGTCTTTGTTGTTATCGAGCACGTCGAAAATTAATTGGTTTGAAAATGCAGATTTACCTACACCAGGACGACCGGCAATAACGTACATCTTACCTTTTTGTAGTCCACCAAGCAAGTTCTTATTCAATCTCGGCCATCCAGTAGGGAAGACAATCCTTGAGCCACTCTGAGCAGCTTTAATTTCTTCGATTGACTTGTCTACTGATAATGAGATGTGTCTGAACTCCTTTAACGAATCGTCAAAGTTGCCTTGTGATTCTACCTTCTGAGCCTGATGACTCAGGTTTTGATTTGGATTGTTCTCCATCACTTAGATCACTGTACTTCTCCCATGTGTGATTATTAATCCAAGTTTCTAGCTGTTGCATATAACCTAAGTTATTCCCTTTTCTACGTAATAGGAGCTCTCGTTGCAGACACTCAATAACGTGTTCGTGCTTTTGTTTATTCTTTCCTATGTATTTAAGGTAACGACTTTTAGCTTTAGCATTTGCCTTAGAGTTGGGATCTTTAGCTCTAAGGATTCTGACCGTTCCACTTGCAATTACTTTAAGTGGATAATGAGAAAGGAGGCCGTGCCATATGGCATCTTCTGTAGTTGAGAATTCGTCGTTAAATTTTTCTCTCAATGTACATTCGTCCTCCTCTCCCAGTTTAATCCACCCGTTGGTTTGCAATCTCTCACGGTCAACAATTAACTTTAAGTCACTAGAATCAAGGTCACGACTAAGCATAGATAAGAACAAGAACTCATCAGCTGTCAACTCTAGTTGTATCAGCTTCTCTGTATCAATTTCAATGATCATAAAAGTTTTTGTTATACTTTCTATAAGTAATCGTATTCAAATATAAGAAGAAATATCGTCACACCAAACTATATTTGATAAACTTTCGATAGAACTTCTTAGCCACTTCTCCTCTTGAGAATCTTTCACGTAAAGTATCACTACTTCCCCAACCTTATTAGGGCTAAGTCGTAGCAATCTCCCAACTCTCTGAATCATGGCTAATGCTTTGCTATCAAGGCCACAAATGATTCCTAGCTGTGCATCTGGTACATCGAATCCTTGATTCAATGCCTTGGTAGAACACAGTATTCTTACCTCATTTGATTTGAAATCCTTGAGAGCTTTGTCCTTCTCTTTCTTACCAAGAGCTGAATGGAATCTTGCTGCAGGGCAGTTAGACTCATTCAATTCTCTATGCATTTGGTTAGTGAATTCATTACTTCCGGCAAACGTTAGTATTTTCTTATCTGACTTAGCAGAAGCTATCAGTGCAGTATAAAGAATTTTGTTATGGGCCTTCTGTACGACTTCCTTCCTATCTCGAATAGCTTTGTAGAACAAAGTTGCATTCTTCTTCTGTACAGGAGAAGCACTAGGGTCCTTAAGTATTCTTCCTGCTTCCTCGAAAGCATTGTACATTCCGAGATGATACTTATAATGAACAAAAGCATTGTTTGCAGATTTATAAGCAGCTCTCTCTTCTTCAGTCAATGGAACGGGGATGCAATGGATAGAATAAGGGGCAACTAGTCCTTTCTGTACACATTCATCTAGGGTGATGGTATAGACCGTTGGGGCTATCTCATCAAGAACTTCTTCATACTCCTCTTCCTCTGGGGCAGTGGCAGTCATACAAAGAAGTCTTTTGTGGTCATTTTGAAGAAACACTTCACGATAGATTGGGGACAAACCAAGATGCACCTCATCTGCTATTGTAACAGTGTAAGATTTATCTCGTAGTTTATGAGCTGATGCATAGCAGAGAATGTCTACACTCTCTAACACATCTTCATAACTCCACTTCTTGAACTCTTCTTCAAATTGGTCTTGCAGCTGATTGGTAGGGACCAAGACTAATCCTCTACCTCCATGTTTACGAATCATAGCTCCACAGGCAATTACTCCAACACGACTCTTTCCGAATCCTGTACCGGCTATAACAGTGCCTATGTAGTCTGCATCCTTCCAAGCAGTCAATGCTTTCTTTTGCTCTTGATCTTTAATCTGTAAGAGCTTGGTCTGTAGTTGAGACATCTTTAAGTGATTTTGTGTTAACTAGTAGATTACCTAACATGGCATTTAATTCTTCCACATCTTCGTTGATTTTGATAATCTTTTCGATGATACTATCCATCGTTACATTATCAACCTTAGGGAAGTAATTAGATCTAGCATACAAACTTGAAGCTCTTTCAAACCAGTCTTTATAAACTTTGTCAGAATAAATTAAATCATCATGAACTCTAAACATGTGAAGAATAGTCGTTCTATCACGTCCTAGAAGCTCACCAATCTTGTAATCTCTGATGTCTGTAAAAGTTCCAATAAGATTAGCTATCAAACAACGTCTAATAACGTGATCTCTAGCTCTACCTTCATTTAAGAACTCTTCTCTCGGAATAACAAATAAATGCTCAACTATCTTGAACATCATCTCTGCTATGTCCAGAGGGTCTTGTGACTTCTTCAATTCTATCGAGGAATCCTTTAAAGATTCTATCATAGGTAAGATTTGCTGTCTCCGACGAGCTGAGTAAATTGTTTTCGATTTTTTCTTTGTCATTTGTCATCTGATTTTACGTCGATTTTTTCGTTAGGTAAATAGTAATCACAATTCTTAGTTTCTTCATCCCAAGGTGGGGCATAAAAATAAGCTTGTCGATAAGGGTTTGACTTAGCTGTATGTCTGTAACAGGTAGAAGCAAGGGGACAGTCACTCCCCTTACACATTGTAATATCAGGCATTACTTCCCGTATTTATCGTTAAACTTCTGCTTATCAAACTTAGGCTTAACAACCTTGTTCTTAGAGCCTTTAGGACGACCTACAGGTTTTTTAGTGCTTTTAAATGCATGAAGAGCATACCTAAGATCAGCATTTGCATCAACCTGTTCTTGATAAGCTTCTAAATAACCACTCAAAGCATCGTTTTTAGCTTCAAGAATATCTTCTAGATACTTAATCTCTCTGATAAGTCTTTGAGTTGCATTAGATGCAATAAGCACGACAAATAGTAGCACTACCACTACTATTGATAAAATTACGATTGTTGTAATCATCTTGATTAATTGTTTAATTGATTAAGTTCTTCTTCTGTTGGATCTGTTGTAGTCCCTACAGTTTCTAAGTCAAACAGTTTCGTTGTGTCTTTTGATTCTGGACAATGAACTGTAATGTTTACTGGTGCCTGCTTACATGAAGCAAGTACAAGTGCAAGAAAGAATAACTTCTTCATTTTAATTTATGTTATCTAATTCGGGAGGCTCAGGCTGCTCCACTTTAAGCCCGTAGGAAAGGTCAAACCAGGCAAATTCTAACTCTGCCCATTTCATTGGTTTCTTACTTTCCTTCTTAATGTATTTCACAGAGTATTCTCTCCATGCATCATGCTGTTCTTGTGTCATTGTATACTGAATATACCAATCGTCTTTACGACCTAGTACATCTTCATACTTAACATCAAGGTTAGCATATTCAAACATCTTATCTATAAGATGCTTTACCATTTGTGTTGCTCTCTCTGGATTAATCATCGTGATCCTCCCATTGTAGATCACTATAATGACAATCTCTGCAAAGACTTATACACCCTAACTCGTCAATTTTCTCATAAGCTTCGTCCCAATCTTCACAATCAGGATGAGCTTTTAAATACTCGTCAACTAGATTAGCAATACCTTCTGATTCACACTCAGGACAATAGGTATCAGAGCAATCCCAAGGATTATTTGGATGATTCTCAGCTCCCGCTGGTAAATTACTGTTCATCTTCACCTCCATTCACTACTCTAGCAAAGTCAGCAACTTGAATCAGAGTCTTGGCTAAATGTTTAGCAAGATTCTTTAATGCTTCTGATTCTAATGAATCTAACCATTTGTCTTGAGTTGCTTCTGTACAATCCTCAAAGCATGTAGGTTGATGTTTCTCCTCACCTTCAAATGTTTCAAAGATGTAAATACCAGACAGATTTCTTCTTTTAAGATTTTTGTCCATCTCTTGTAAGATTAAATGTTTCTTCAAATTCTCCTGCCTGATAAGCTCTAAGTAAAGCAGATACTTCAGGCAGATTGAAATACTCAGTAGTAGATAAGAGTCTGGTGAATTCTTCTATAGCTCTAGTAATCTCAGGCATTTGCACACCATCTGTACTCCATAAAACTTTAATGATTTCACCATGCTCTTTCAGAATGACGTCAACAGTGGTTTTGAGAAACTGTTTAGTTCTCTTGGTATTGAACCAAGGTATCTCTTGACATTCATCTGCAGCATATACAGCAGCTTGTAACCACATTAGTAATGTTAGTATTTTAATTTCGTCTTCGTTTTTAGCCATTATTTACTCCATACGTTAGTGATTGATGTTTCTGCTTTTAGCAATCCGTTCTTGATAACTACATTAGCTGCTTTCTCCATAAGCTCAGTCATTGCTACACTCCACTCATCAGCATAATCCTTTGGGCAAATAGTATCTATTTGGTCATGGACCGTCATTACTATCTTAACAGGAAGATTATTCTCTTTGATGTGTTTGTGAATGTAAACTAATGCAAGCTTAGTCATATCAGCAGAGCTACCTTGTATCGGTGTGTTCTTACTGGCTCTTTCAATAGATCCCAATTCCATAAAGCTATCTCTATCATTGTACATCTTTGCAGTCCAGCCACTAAACCACCTCTTACGTTTAAACGGAGGGAAGGTCTCAATGTAACCATGTCTCTTCCCAAACTCTCCAAGACTACTTAAGAAACTCTCAATCTTAGGGAAGGCTTTGAAATACTTAGTAATCAACTCTTTTGCTTCTTTTACGTCGCAGTTGATTGTCTCAGATAATTTCTTAGGGCCCATACCATAGGCTAATCCAAAGTTAATTGTCTTAACTTGAGTTCTTAATTTCTTGTGAGCTTTGCAATTACATTTCTCTTTTCTCAATACGTAATCACAGTCTGGTTCAGCAGCGTTATTCCATACATCTCCAAATACTAACTCTGCACATACTGAGTGCAAGTCTTCATTATTTTCTAGAGCTTTGAGGAACACAGGGTCTTGAGATCCATATGCAATTACATTTAGTTCTTGTGATGAATAATCTGACGATACAAATACATAACCTTCAGGGGCCACGAAACAATTTCTGTACTCGTTAGTAGCAGGGATTTGTTGCATGTTTGGCTCAGAACTACTAACACGACCTGTATCCAGGATTTGTGTGAAATTCGTTCTGACTTTCTTATCAGCACTAAGGAATGTGTAGAAGTTCTCCCCAAATGCAGAAGATAACTTATCCTTCTCCTTATACTTGATATACTCGTCGATAAGAACATGCTTAAACCTATAAGGTGCAAGCTTCTTACCATTAGCATTCTCAAGTTCAGGGACTAAGGTTCTGAATATCTTTAACACTTGAGAAGGAGATGACCATTTAACTGTAGAATCTTTTAATTCTTCTACAGGTGTAAACATATCCATCTGCTTCTGTGCTTTATATCGGCTGAATCTTTCATCAGCAAGCAAAGTCATATCTAAATCTTTCTCAAGTTCAGTAGACAATGCTTTGTTTCTAACAGCAAGTTTCTTCCAAGCTTCTGTATCAAGGATTAATCCTTCGTACTCTATCTCAGAGAAAACTATTACAGCCAAGTTCTCAAGCTTGACTACATTACGTAATCTTTTAGCATCGATGTCTGGCTGTTGTTTGTGGTAGATATCAATTAAGTACTCTACGTCTTTAGCACCATACACAATCTGGTCAACTGTAAAAGGGTTTGACTCTTGGTTAACGAATCTATTTCGAACCTCTTTATTCAATGTTACCCCTAAGTACCTTTGTGTAAGCTTGCCAAGAGCAAAGCCGTAATCATTCTTACCACAGTGTAATATCTTCTCAACTAAGAATGTGTCGTACACATTAGTCAAGCTGATATTACAATAGAATTTGAGGAACTTGTAATCGAACTTAGCATTGTGAAGAATCTTTATCTTAGAGTCATCTTCTAAAACATCCTTCAACATTGCTATGTCTTCCTTACTAGTTACTCTGTAGTCAACAACAAATTGTTTCTCTTTATCCCCCATTTGAATCATGAGCAATTTCTTTCCTGTGAAGTCGAAACCTTCGGTCTCTGTGTCTACCCCAATCAAATCAATTGATTTAAGATAGTCAACACATTCTTGCATTGTACATGATTTTAATGGGTAGTCAAAGAGATTGTCTTTGCCACCGACTACATAGATAGTGTCAGAGTATTTCATTCTTAGTGGATTGGTGTGCATCGTCATTCTTGTCAATGAAATCAAGAACAGCTTCTACAAACTTAATATCCATGTTAGAATTATCAAACTCTACACGTTGAAATTTACACTTAACTGCTTCATCATACTTTTGACGAAGAACAGTGTGTCGACCCGTGTCCATCAGGCCTTTTACCCACTTCATATAACCCATAAGTGATTAATTTTAAACATAAATCACGATACCAGTTTACTGGAGTTTAGGACGATTAGAAGTAAATGTACACTCAATCTAATGTCGTTCATCCAAGGTGTTGGGAGCTACCCATGGGCACGAGCTGGTACCGTGATTATTTTCTTACCAATTATTATGCTTCTTAAAGCATTTACTTGGTCCAGTATTACTACGTTTTGCATGAGACTTGTAATCATAACCTTTTGAGGTTGTGCAAGAAGTCATGCAAGCCATTACACATATTAGTGCAAAGGTAATTAGAGCATAAAGAGTTGAATTTTTCATGACGTATTTGTTTTTGTGAATATGTTTCGTGATTATTGTGCTTGAGAATTTTCTACAAATCTAACTCCTGCTATAAAGCCTAAAGCAAAAGTATCAATAATTAACTTATCAGTTATACCAGCATTAGATATTATGTGCTTTATAACTGCTGATAGCACATCGCTGTGAATTGGTTCTTCCATTTTTATTATAGTTTTAGATTGATTACAAAATAAAAAAAAAGGGCTGAGATACTAATTCTTTTCAGCATTAGTTACTCTCAGACCCTTTTCTAAACCCCTAGGTTTAATTATACTTAACCTCTTAAGCAAACAGATTACATACTGTTGTACTTCTGCAAGGTTACAACCCTTGGTTTGCTCTGCACAGAAGTAATTACACACATACTCTTACTCTACTAAACTGTGTAGTTAGCATCACGAGTAAGTTAAGACTCTACGTGGTCAAGTATGGTGTAATATTAACCTTCAACTATTAGTTGAAAATCTCACCTGTCTGAAAATCAACTCCAGCAGGAATACCTCCAGATACAGATACCTTAGCATCTGGCTCTAGAAATACGTGATTAGCAGTACGGAATGCTACACGTGTGTTAGCAAAGATATACATACCCTTGTGAGTAATGTAATCTCCATCTTTACCACGACGCTTAGCAGCAGTGCTAATGTTAGAACGTTGCCAATCAGTTGGTTCAGTTGTTTCTACAACTTCAACTTTCAAAGCAATTTCTTCGTCTCCAACCTTAGCCTTAGGATTAAGGATGTTCAATGGTAAGATTTCTCTTCCCATCTCATCGATAGTCCAACCAGGATTAGTAGAAGACAAGTCGATACCAAGATACTTACTAGCATCTTTTGGTTCGGCTGTTAACCATGCACGACGTGCACCACCCTGAGTGAATCTCTCATCAGAGCCATTGAATAAAGCAAGAGGATTTACTGTGTTTGAGCCGCTGTTTAGGACTTCAGCAAATTCCAATTGAATTTTTCCACCATTCACTTTCCTAGAATGGAGTAACAAGGTTTGACCCACTTGCAATCCCTGCAATGAGCCAGTGTTAACTGTGTTAAACATTTGTTTTTATATGATTTTTATGTAAATCCTTAGTCTTGTGCTATATTATTAGCAACTCGTTTGATACCTAATCTCATAGGTCCAAACATAAAAGCAAACCAATACGAATCATCGTAATCTGGTAGGCATTCCCCAAAGGCAATGGTTGGAACGAATACGAATACTCGTTCCTCCCAATACCAATGAAGTTGTAGATGGTACTTAAGCTTTTTCATCTTGATACATTCCCATGTAAACGAAACAAAAGCAAATACCAATAACAGACATTACTGCATCGTAAGCAGAATGTTGTACACATGAGAAGTATACATCAGTGTTAAGATTAACAACTGCTGCAATTACAGCTGGTGTAATAAACACTGCAATGAATACCGCAACTAATTCCATTAGTCCACGGAACACTTGTTTAAATTGCTTTCTCATAGTACATTATGTATTTCAGTTGGAGGTAGTAACGGCATAGCAGATAATGTATCTGAACAAACATATGCTACGTCAGTAACTCTAGCACCATCTTTATTGATACGATAATACTCTACAGCATATTGGCTATCATCGTACGGTCTGTAAGACTTTATACGACACGCACCTATCTCTCTATAATCTGGACGGTCTGACCCTTCGGTGTTGAGGTAATCATACACACTATCTGTGCATATAACTTCTTCCCCAATACCAAACTGTTGAATAGGAACAACACCTAACGCACCCATGAACATGTGTCCAAGTTTACCTGTTGTTAATCCTACGCCAATGATAGTGTCTACTAACGCATCTGCATTAGGATGCTCAGAAACTACATTATGTAAGTGTTGTGCAATTGAGTCAGTACTAACCTTAATACTAACTGTTTGATTTTCTTTTTGTGCTTTCACGGTTTTTGATTTTTAGTTTATGAATTATGTTGATTGATTACAAAATATAAGGCAGTTTGTCTTCATGCCTAGGAATACGACGAATATCACGTCCTTTCTATTGTCCTAATAAAGTCTACTTGACTAACTTGTTCTAATCTTTCCTGTGAAAGACCAGAACGTAGTTCATCAATAGTTACTTCGATCCAAGTATTCTCAATCCACTCTATACCGTCATACTCACCAATAGAATACGAAGCAAAGTCAGGGATTTCTACAATCTTTAGATGTTTATATCTACACAATACTTGTAATCCTTCTAGAATTTGTATCAAGACAGGATCGTGTCTTTGGATACAGTCATCATAAAAAGGTTGACCATCTACCACTATACCATCATAGTTAGTGTAGTATTCAGGTTGAACAAAACTTGTTTCGTAAGGTGTATTAGTTCTTTCTAAATACATCTTTAGTATATCAGTAGATAAACCGTATCCACCATACTCATTGTTAAGTACTACTTTCATGTTCGTTTATGATTTTAGTTTATGATTTACTTTGTTGTACCACTCTGCACTCAGTTGTAACACATTGGTTATAAGGAATCACTTCCTAACCTAGTTTAGACTCATAGAGTCCGTTGTGTATATCTATGACAAGCATAGCATTACCTTGACCTGTAATTATTCAGGTTTATCAAGAAGGTTTGTTACAACTGCTTACCCTTGTGAAGTAAGTTATGGTGCATTAATACAAACCAACAACATATCAATCGAAAGACTTGTATCGACAAATCAGATCTCAATGCTGTTGGTTGTAATGTTTAAAAATGCTTTCCAGTTCTCAACTCATGTATATGAAACACAAGAAGAGATGCACAGAACAATGAAACAAATGAGAGGAATGCAAGAACATACCAGTCAGGTTTGAGTATTGTTACAGTGAAATAGACTAGTGCAAGACTATCTAAGAAAGCAAGGATGAGGATGGTTAACATGAAGTACTTCATAACATAATGTGTTATAGAGTTAGATAGATTGTTTTATAGGCAACAATCAATTAGCCTTGAGACAGATGTGAGATGCCTGGCAACCACTCTCGTAGTTTAGCCAAGCAATACCTTACAGTCAAAAAAGGGAACCCGAAGGTTCCCTAGATGTTACTTAGCCTTCCTAGAAGGCTTAGTAACTGGGCCGAGGAGGCCCATACGAGTAACTGCTTCCACCAGTACATCGTACTGTGGATGCTGTGGATCGTACATCTTCATCTCTGTCTTCAGAGTGAACGATGTTTCATCGATGGTGGTCTCACCATTGATGATCAACCATTTCTTGGTTGGAGTAATGCTTGCTGATGTAATCTGCATGGCATGCTTGGGGAAACGGAGAGGTTAGCCATAATCCCCAAACTTAGTGGGGGTCTTTGAATACGTAGGGCATCACTCTCAAAAAATTTCCCCATAAAAATTTTACCCCAAAAAAATTTTTAGTAGGTTAGAAACGCTACCCATCTTATATGTAATTGCATACTGTATTAAGCAGATCGGTAATTCTATATGCATTTGCATATCAACTAACTTCTGAGTTTGGCTACATTTTACTTCGGAGTTTGGCAGGGGTTGGGGAGTATTATCAACGATAAGCCTTAATATGGGGACAATTATCCACATTAGTTTGTCTCAAAAATTTACTATAGTTGCGACAAAGATGTTATTTTCCACATCTAACTCATATTAAAGTATGGGGATTCATACCCTATCGGGAGTTTTTTAAGTTAATGACTGAATAATCACACTATAATGTCCCTTTAGGGTATAAAAACACATTGTAACCTTGTAACAATTTTCATAGTATATTTGTTACGATGAATAGTTTAGAACAACACCACTTTTTAAGGGTTCAGATTAAGATGAAAAACCCTACATGGACTAATGCACAAGTCAGTGAAGAAGTAGAAAAGATAACCAGTGGATACTATGACGACGACGATGAGGGTTGTCTTTATTGTGGAAGCTAAATACAGAATAAGATGAAAAGATTAAAGGTAAGAGGAACCAAGAGACGAATGAAGATCACCAACAGGATTGGGGTAGATTTTAAGTTTGTTCGTCCAAAAGATAAACTTTGGTGGGAGTTGTACATAAGTTTGTACTTGTACTCGATCTCACTTAGATTAACACTTGAAAAACACTAACTAACAATGGCAAAAGTTCAGACTAACACTAACTTCAAACCCACCCCGAAGAAGAAACGTCCAGGGGTTCACAGTAAGAAGAAGCACTCGAAGTTAAAAACTTCAAAGCATTATACAAAACTTTCAGTTGGACAAGGGTAAGTAATTTGCTATCTTTGTCTCTGCAACCGTAATCCAAACGATCACCCCTGAGGTAACCAAGATAGGGGGTCAGAAGTCGGGTTCTATTTCTAGCAACATAGCTAGAGAAAGTTGTCCCCGATAGTTGCAAAAATGGGATTGATATAGGATACTGGGGAGGGTTAAAACTATAGGCTGACAGAAATGTTCCTCCGAAGGCTAAAGACGGCAGTACTCTGAAGGTCAATTTGAAACAAAAAACAATCGAAGGGGATAGGTATGTCTAAGAATTTGACTATCTTTGATATCAAATTAGACTTGAATGCCAACTTACATTAAAACTGGAATTTATCAACCTCCATTTAGTAAAGAGGATGATGGAGAGCAGGCTGTAGTGTATATTGACGAAGCTGTTATCCAAATGGTAGATCATGAAGATAAGTTAGTTATACAATTTACGTATGAAGAACTTAGAGGAATCATGGCCATTATGGCTGCAGAACAGGAGAAGTCACACTTGTACATTCAAGCTAGAAGTAAACTTAATTAAAATTATACAAAAATGGCTATCTCACTTATTCGTGACAATTACTACTCTAACTTTTTAGGAGCTGATAATCTACCAGCAAAAGTTGGACATCTAAACGCTATAGTAAACGAAATCAATGTTGGTGGATCTTTTCTAAATACCACTACTCTTACTACTGCTGCAATTAATACTGCTTATGTAGCCCCAACTCCTACTACAACATATGCAGAAGGGGTGTACTATGCATCTAATACTATTGTAGTAGTAAATCCTGGAACTTACAGTTTTGACTTTACTCTTCAGATCTTTAAAAACAATACAACAACTGAAGGATCTCTAACTGCATGGTTACATGTTAATGGAGTAGCTCAAGACTATACTGCTAATGTACTTTCATTAGCAATATCAAGTCAGATTGGGATTATGACTTTACATTCTCATATTGTTACAACTACTGAAAATGTTAGAATTGGATTACAGTATGCAGCTAATTCTACAGATATGCAAATTAGAACACTTGCTGCAACTGCCCCTTATCCAGCAATTGCTGCTATCAGTTTAGAAGTAGACAAAGTTAGATAATGACAAAATTCTCAACTAATAAAACTGTAAAGTCTAATATCAGCTTACGGCAATTAGTTGATGTAGATGAATCTGATGGGTCTACACTTAGGTATGATAACATAAGACATGGGCAAGTGCTTGTGTCTTATGTAAAATCTCAACAAGCAAAGACCTTCAGCTTCAAATACTTATCATCCTTTGTACTGGCTGGAACAGGGATTGGAGTTACAGAGATTGATGGTAGTATTACAATTGCAAACACTGGAGTGACTAGCATCATTGCTGGGACTAACGTGACAATCGATCAATCTACTGGGGATGTAACAATCAATGCTACTGGTGGAGGAGGCTCATCAATTTGGGGGTCAATTACTGGGACACTGTCGTCACAGACAGACTTACAAACAGCTCTTAATGCAAAGTACGATGCTACTAATCCTGCAGGTTATATTACTTCAGCAGCATTACTTCCATACTTAACTTCAGCTACTGCTGCTGCTACTTACTATCCACTAACAAACCCATCAGGGTATATTACATCAGCGTCTTTAACAGGCTATGTTCCAACATCAAGAACTCTTAATATTAACGGCACAAGCTACGATTTATCAGCAGATAGATCCTGGACTGTTGGAGATTTATTAAGTTCAGGTAGTTATGCTGACCCTTCTTGGCTTACAAGTTTAGCTTATAGTAAACTTACAGGGACTCCAACACTAGGGACGTGGGCAGCTGTTAACTATCCTGCTTGGGTATCGGGCACGCCTTTTGTAAAAATGACTGCTGCGGGTACATTTGCTTTAGATACAAATACTTATCAAACTTCAAATACTACTGTCTTTGTTGGAAATGCTAACGGAGCGGGTATCACAAACGGGGCTAGAGGTTCAATTTATTTAGGGGGTACACCAGTAGCTACCGTAGCTGTTACAGCAGGTGATTATGGTAGTGCGGCAGCTGCTTTTATGCCCGGGTACCCAATGCCTGCTGGAGTAGCAAGCAAAATGAGAGTAATAACAAGGTCTGCTAACCCAGCAACAAACAGTCTTCAAGTTTATGTAGCTAATGCAACGGCATCCGTTTTAGGCGCTAAAGTTACTATTGCTGCAGGTAGTGCCGCTGGAGTATATGCAACGGATGATGGTACAACTGTATCATTTTCAAATGGAGATAGATTGTACTGCATAGCAAAAAATCCTAACGTGGTAGGAGGTGCTACATCAGCACAAATCACTACTGTTTCATTTAATTTCTCGTTAAGCTAATGAATTACAATTATACACAACTAGAAAATGGGGACTGGCAACTTCAAGTGCTTGTAGGTAATGACGTAATAGTATTTATCTTATCTGAAGATCTTACCGGTACCGAAGAAATCCCACCAAGGGGATTACCTGAGCATACACGAATGATTCAGGATTTTCAGGATACTAGTAAATTAGAATATTTTGTATCTTTGCTTGAGGCAGACCCAGGTACTGCATTTACAATTTACAATACCCCAAAATGAAAAAGTACACTTACAAAGAACTAGAAGCAGAGTTTGCTAGGCTCGGATATGACTGGCCTAAGTTTCATATAATTGGAACTAGATCTGCAGCAAATGAAAGAAACAAATTTGATGATTTCATTTATGTAGTCAATGGTCCAATCATGACAGTGTATAGTTGTACTACTAATCCTGGGACCCACTGGTTAAAAAATCTGATGAATCCAAAAGGAACAGCAGTACTTAAACCCGGACAATATGTCGACAGTTGGAAACTTGGTTTACACAAAGGTCAGTACAAAGCTTTAGTACAAGCTAAACCTATCACTGTTTACCGTGATAACAACAAAAATGACTTAGCTGAAGAATCAAAGACTGAGGATACTGGAATGTTTGGGGTAAACATTCATAGAGCTAACCCATCTGCTATATCTAGTATCATCGACAAATGGTCAGCTGGGTGCCAAGTGTTAAATAATCCCGAACAGTTCAATCAATTGATAAAAACTTGTGAGGATTCGGGTAAAAAATTGTTTACTTATACACTATTAAGAGAATTCTAATGCTAAAATGGGTAAAGTCAATGTTTTCAGCTGAGGGAGACGTAAGTTTCAAGAGAGTTGGGTCAGCCCTGGCTCTTTTAACCTGCATAATCATTGCATATGTGGGGACATTCACAATTTACATATGTCCTGAGTTTATATATGATGGATTATTGATATTATCTGGAGCAGGAATGGGATTCACAGCAGTAGAAAACGTATCAAAAGTATTTGGAAAACCAAAACAAAATGAACAGTCAGAACAGTAAAGTTATCTCCTGGCAAGGAATAGTATTCGTTGTATGTGCAGTACTTACAGTCTTAGTTATAGGACTAGCTTCTAGAATACAAAATATCAAAGAAGAAAAAGACAAGTCAGATGCCAAGCTAAAAGTAATATCAGATTTGTATGAGCTCAAAATTGACTCAATTAAAACAATGCACATCATAGACAGCTTAGCATTCAACGATAGCATAAACAAGTACAAGATACTTGCAAATGCAAACCTAATCATTAACATAAAAAAAGACAGAGATGAAGTCATTGGTCGTATTTCTAGTGCTGATAACGATGAACGTGATCAGCTATGGACAACTTACTCCCCAAAGAATTAACTATAACGGTCAGGCCGGGGTATTCTTTACAACTAAGCAAGAAGAAACATTGCTAAAAGCAATGGTAGATTTAGATGCTTGTAAGAAAAGTGAATTCCTACTTACACAAAGTGTTAATTCTTATGAGATAAGATTGAATGATAAAGACTTAGCTATCAAAACTTTGACTGATTCATATGTTAAATGTCAAACTGCAGATAAAGCAAATCTTGAAAAGATTGGGAGTTTGCAACTGGATATAGAAAACTTAAATGCTGAACTAGTAGCAACAAACTCAGATCTATCTACTTATAAAAAGACTACAGGATTGTTTGTACTCACAACAACTGTATTCATTGCCACTACTGTAATAGCACTAGTTAAGTAAAAAATTTGGTTATATAAGATTCCTTGTTATATTTGCATCAAGCAAATTAAACAACAATGGAAAAGAAAATCAATTTTGAACCAACCCGTGATTGGTTGGTAGTCCCTAAACCTGACAAAACTGTAACAGATTCAGGAATTATCCTAAGTGGAAAATCAGCATCAGCATTACGTTCTAACGTACTTCCAGTATTAGCTGCAGGTCCAGACTGTAAATGCAAAGTTGGGGATATCGTATACATTCACCCTGCAAGTGACGGGGTAATCATTGAACTCGAAGGATCTGATTATGTTATGATCAACGAATCAATGGCAGTACTTGGGGTAGTAACTAACTAAGTAACTAAGTATGAACGGAACGGTCACTTTATCACTAGAGGACTACCACAGTCTTAGAGAAGCTGTACCAAATATTCAACTATTAAAGAAAGATATACTTCAAGCTACAAAAGAGATTGAAGTATTTCTTACTTTTTTAGTGACAAGAGAGAATATTGAAGAACATCTTAATGAATTCAATAGTTACTCTAAGACATGTAAAGTCCACATTATAGACGGACGTGCAAAGATTGAATTAATCAAACTTAAACAAGATGAGGAAGATTAGTATAAAAGCTGATACCACTAAAAAGTTTATTCAAGTATTCAATGGAATTCTTGAGTTAACAGATACTGAGATGAACATACTTGCTGCTTTCATAGATAACAGTGAGACTATAAACCTATGCTCCCCTACTAACAAAAAGAAGATATCTCTACTACTAGACATCAAAGATCATAATACTTTGAACAACTACGTGAAAAGATTAAAAGACAAGAATGCTATAGTACAGACTAAAAATGGATATGAGCTAAGCCCACTTTTAAAGTTAGAACCAGTACAGATAAACATCATCCCTACAAAATGATATTTATCCCAGAAGACAAAGTGATAACATTTTTCTACATGGGAAATACTTGTCTATCAGTTATACAAAGTGGAAATGGAACTGTTGAATTATTACAACTAACAGAAATATCAAATGAGTAAACCTAACATTTTTCAAATGATTGGCAATTTTGCCAAAGCTTCTGCTAAATATGCAGCCAGTGGATTCAAACCTGTATCAGAAGATCAGTATATAGAAAGAGTCCAAGCATGTTCTACATGTCCACATCTTCAAGAAAAAGATATGACCTGTGGATTATGTGGATGCTACATCGAAGTAAAGGCCGGATGGCAGACAAGTGAATGTCCAGATAAACCAAGTAGATGGATAACTACCCCAAAAGGAACAGGAGGGAAAAAGCTAAACTTAAAAGACAATGATGATGATAAATGAAAAAGTCGTCATTCAAAAATTAGCAACAAAATACAACCTTCCACTCAACAAGATAGAGGATATTGTATTTCATCAGTTTAAATTCGTAGCCAATATCATTAAACTTGGTGATTTTGAAGCTGTTAGACTTCCATATTTTGGAAAATTTCATGCAAAAAAATCTAGAATAGCTCATTTAAACGAACTAAAAAGAAAGAAGAATGAAAGACTTGCTAACGGTAAATAATAACCTAGTTATCCCATCTGCATATGCTTTGACTATCCCGGAATTCGAGAAACGAGCAGTCAAAGAACTTGCATTTGTTTACTTTTTTGCAGATCATAGGTCAAGCTATGCAGCATATGACGAAGAAGAAAGAAAAGAAGTGCTTCTAAAAGATTTAGGGATTAAGATGACTACAGCAATTGAAGCTGCAGTCAGTAAGTACATTCAGTTGTCCGATACCCATGCTATCAGACTTCTTAAGTCAGCTAGATCATCAGTTAACAAGTTAGAAAAATACTTCCAAAACATTGACTTAACTGCAATGGATGAGAATGGAAAACTACTCTACCAAGCAAAAGACTTAGTTGCCAACTTATCTAAGATTGGAGAGGTAGTAGAAGGACTAGATAGACTTGAAGAACTTGTACAAAAGCAACAAGCTAAGGATAATCCAAACAGAGCAGGAGTAAAAACTAATAAATACAGTGAGTAAACTTAGAGATACACATTTATTCTGTCCAGCTGCCAATCATTACAAAGAATTTGGCTTTTATACTGATGCACTTCCTGGAACAAAACAATACTATGAGTATTGGGATGAAGAACAGCATAGGTGCATGCACGGATACGAAGTTAATGGGGTAAAAATTTCTGGATTTCACTATTTCTACTTAAACTATTGCCCAATAGACAGAATTATCGATGAAGAACAACCTAATGGGGAAATTATCTCACGACGTGATCGGAGTTTCCCAGCATTTTATGACGGGGACTACGAATATTTTAATGCAATTGATAAAGCACGTAGAGAGAACAAACACATGGTTGTCCTCAAGGCTCGTCGAAAAGGATTCTCCTACAAAGCTGCAGCTATGCTTTGCCGTAACTATTTCCATCTTAGGAATTCTAAGAATTTTGTATTTGCTTCTGACAAGCAATACTTAATCGGGGATGGTATGTTATCAAAAGCATGGGACATTGTATCATTTGTAGACGATAACACAGCTTGGACCCAACCACGGTTAATCGACCGAGAGATGCACAAGCAATCTGGGTACAAAAAGAATGTCAATGGGGCCGATGTAACTCTTGGGTTTAAATCACAGATTATCGGAGTCAGCTTAAAGGATGACCCAGACAAAATCCGTGGTAAAGCAGGAGAGTTAATCTTCTTTGAAGAAGCAGGATCCTTTGCAGGATTATTAAAAGCTTGGGAGGTGGCAATGCCTACGATGAGACAGGGTTCAAAAACACTTGGGACAATGATTGCATTTGGAACAGGTGGAGAAGAAGGCCCAGGTTTTGAAGGTATGGAGGAATTGTTTTATCACCCAGAAGCTTATGACTGCTTAGGATTTGATAATGATTGGGATGCCGGAGCTATGGGAACACAATGTGGTTTCTTTGTTCCAATTTATAAAAATCTCGATGGCTTTATAGATGAAAACGGTAATAGTCTCGAAGATATGGCTATGACCTATGAGGAAACTCAAAGAGAAAAAAAGAAAAAAGGTAACGATCCAAAAGCATTCGATCAATATATTGCCGAACACCCATTTACTCCACAAGAGGCTACTCTCCAAGTAACGGCCAATGTATTTGATGTAGCTTCTTTGAAAGAACAATACAATAAAGTAATTGCCAATAATCTCCAAACTATAGGAGTTTGTGGAGAGATGTATTATGACTCCAATGGTAAAACTAATTTCAGGCCTAACGGCAGTGCTAAACCTATTTCTAAATTCCCACATAGAAAGGATGATGATTTGACGGGATGTATAGTTGTCTATGAAGCTCCATATAAAACTGAAAAGGAAGGCTTCACCCCAAAAAATCTATACATAATCTGTCATGACCCATATGCTCAAGGAAAGTCTGCATCTGCAACATCTCTTGGAGCAGCCTATGTCATTAAAGTCCCTAACAATATTTCAAAACCAGACGATATTATTGTAGCTTCTTACGTAGGCCGCCCTCAATCTCAGGACGAATATAATAGAAATTTGTTTATGCTGGCTGAGTATTATAATGCAAAGATTGGATTTGAGAATGACCGAGGTGAAGTTATTGCATATGCAAAACGATTTAGAAAGATGCAT